ATTGAAGATAATTTTTACACTAAGAAAATGAAACTAACTAAAATCGAACAGGACAACATCACGCAATTAAGCGCGATTTGTTCCACTCAAACAAGTATGCTAAGCGGTTGTAAGGCTACTATTATAGCTATGAACACGCATCAGTTAAAGCAAATGTATAAATACGATACTTTGTCTAAGCCAAATAAAAAAGTAGTGGATAAGAAGATAAACGAAGCGGTTAAAAATCTAAACCTTACTTTTGATTTGGTTATTAAGATTAACACCCGAATTGAAAACTCAATGCGTGATACTTTAGGCGATGAGGTTGTGGATGCTTTGATTGATGAGATTTCGTTGGCTATGGATAAAGTTGAATTAGATAAATATTTGAAGAAATGAAACCCCTAACTAAACAACACGCAACAGACAACAACTTTACGCCAATAGATTGCGTGAGGTATTTTAAGCCTAAATATACAGATGCGGAATGTTATACTATAATATGGAAATTCACTTCATATCCGTTTACTTACAGTAAGGATTTAGAAGATTTGATTAATCAGTTAAATAAATTATTTTTAAAACAATGAAAGAGCAATATTACAAAATCTTTGACCAGCGCGGACGTTTAGCACTTGTTACCCCAACGCAAATAAGAGTTAACGAATGGTTGAAAGAACAAGGATTTATAACGGAAGATATAAATGTTTCAAAATTACTACTCAATTACTCTAGGTGGTTGGATAATGGTTGGCGAGTTACTAAAGTTAAAATTTAAAATTATGATAATCAATATTGAAACCTACGAACAAGGCGCAACAACAGGAAGCGCAACAATTCAAGTGCTAGATAAGTACGATGAATTTATAATGGATTTAACTGTTAATTTTGAGTTCACTACGGATGAATACGAAACAGGCGACGGATATATAACTCCCATTGAGGATTGGTTGGACGTTGAAATTACGCAAACGGAATACTTTAATGCCGATATGCAACGATTTAAACCGAAACGAGAAATACAGGATTATGTAGAAAGTGCTTTGGTTGAGAAAATAAAAGAAGGATTGTAGTAAAATCCAGATTAATCTAAAAATGTTTATATATAAAATCTATAAGATTGCACAATTAATATAGAAAAATACAATCAAAAAATATTTTGAAATTAAAAAACATATAGTAATTTTACAAAAAATAATAGGATATGCAGGAGTTAGAAAAAATGCTAGATAATGTTTGCACAATTTTAAACGTGGACAAACAGGAAGTAAGGAGTAAAAACAGAAAGGAAGATTTAGTTAGAGCAAGAGCTATATTTAGTTACATAGCAAGAGAAAGAAAAATAACGTTTTATGCCATAGCTGATGTTTTACATAGAGATCATTCAAGTGTAATACATTTAGTTAAGTTAGCGAAAAACATGGATAATTACATTAAGTTAAAAAACGATTTTGAAAAAGTAGTATATGGAAGAAGTATTTGTTAAAGTTAGAGATTTCCTAGACCAACAAGGAATAAACAAACGAGGATTTTTCTTGGAGATTGGAATGAAGCGAGAAGCATGGGATCAAGTTGTAAGAGGTAGGTTTAAATTTACGCCTAAAATGTATTCCCGGATGTTACCACAATTATTAAAATACGGATATAAAGAATAAAATGGAAACATACATATACATAAGAGTATCAACTGATATACAAGATAATTCAGTAGAGATGCAAAAGGAACGTTGTGAAGCTTATTGCAAGTATAATAACTTTCCAGTAAAGGAAGTAATTATTGATGTTAATGTTTCGGCTAAGGTAAAGTTATTTGCTAGGGAAGGTGGTAGAATACTAAAGAAGGTAAAAAACGCTAGAGTAGTAACACTTAAATTAGATAGGATGTTTAGGAATACTATGGATTGTTTAGGTTCTTTGGATGATTTTACCAATAGAAATTGTGCAATCTGCTTTGTGGATATGGGTGGGCAATCACTTGATACAGGTACCGCAATGGGTCGTTGGTTTGTTACCATGATGAGTAGCTTTGCAGAATTAGAGCGTAACACTATTTCGGAGCGTACAATCGCTGTATTAAGAAGTAAAAAGGAAAGAGGGGAGAAATATAATGGAACTGCTTTATTTGGCTTTAAATGGGGCGAAAATGGTATGGAGGAAAGTGAGGAAATAGAAATTGTAAAAGCTGTAATAGGTATGCTTAAATCGGGATTAAGTAAAACTGAAATAAAAAGGTTGCACAATTTTCCTAATTTTAAAAAAATATACCAAATAATTAAACGAGAGGAATACCAAGGTTATTGGAATTAAGGATACACCATTAAAATTTAAAACAATGACTGTAAAAGAATTAAAAGAAGCAATTGCAAATCTTCCAGATGAAATGGAAGTGGTTTTGCAGAAAGATAGAGAAGGTAATGGATATAGTCCGCTTTCAGATATTGACCCTGATGCTGTTTATATACCTAATAATACTTGGTCGGGTGACGTATATTCAATGGATTGGACAGCGGACGATGCTTGTATGTCAGAAGAAGAATGGGAAGAAATAAAGTCAAAACCACGAACATTGATTTTAGCACCTGTCAATTAATGGCTACTACCATCATTCGGATATACGAGGTTATTGGAATTAAGGATACACAATTAAAAAAGAAAAATATGATACCATTAGAAACAGCAAGAAAAATTTACAAAGAATATCTTGAAATCATTGGCAAAGATTTTTATCAAGATGGAACTTACTCCAAAAATGAAGGAGAAAGAGCGTTGGCTTGTGCTAAATATCAAGTGCAAGAAACGCTAAACTATTTTGAATACTTAAAATGGGATTTTAAAACAAATGGAAATGTCCATTTTTGGCAAGATGTTATGTCGGAGCTTAACGGTTTCACAGCATAACATATAACGTTTTGCGTGTTTATGTCAGGCGGGCATAGCACGAACTTAAATATTAACAGCAAGCTGTCCGCCCGCTTGCATAAACACGCTGTTAGTAGCAGTTAAAATTATGATACCAACAGAATTAAAAATTATTATTACAAGCATTGTTTTATGGCTTGTAGCACATTGTGCAGCATTCCCAAGTACCACATTTGCGGCTTGGGGCGAAAAGAAATTTGGCTCTTATGTAAATTTCATAGGAGCATTAATATTCATTTTTGCCATTCCAATTGTCATAACTGGCTTGTATTGGTTGTGGTCGCTTTAATTGCTGCTAACGGTTACGGCTTTGTGCAGGTGGGGCATCAAGGCACAAATGTTCAACCCACCACTAAACTTTAATTGAAATACAAAAGATGAATATAGCAGAAACCCCCACTTGCACAAAACCGATGTTAGGCGTAGTGCTTTCGTTATTCGATGGTATGAGTTGCGGACAAATTGCACTCAACAAAACAGGCATTTCCTATGGCAAATATTATGCTTCGGAGATTGATAAACACGCCATCAAAGTAACACAACACAACTACCCTAATACAATACAACTTGGGAGTGTTACGGAAATTAAAGGCACGGACTTACCACAAATAGATTTATTGATAGGTGGAAGCCCCTGCCAAGGATTTAGTTTTAGCGGAAAGCAATTAAACTTTGACGACCCAAGAAGTAAATTGTTTTTTGAATTTGTAAGGCTAATTAAAGAATGTAAACCGAAATATTGGCTTTTGGAAAATGTGGTTATGAAAAAGGAATTTGAACAAGTAATAACCGAACATTTAGGAGTTGAGCCTGTGAAGATAAACAGTGCTTTGGTTTCCGCCCAAAATAGAGAACGATTATACTGGGCAAACTTTACGATTGAACAACCAAACGATAAAGGCATAAAGCTAATTGATATTTTAGAAGATACTGAAATGATTGAGCCAAGTGCAATAAGAGGGCGAAGATTGAACAAGGCTACTATTTTGGGCAGAAGATTGAACGACAAAGGCAAACGAGAGGATTACAATAAAGAAATACCAATTACTCAATGCCTTGAAGTGAGAGCCACAAACAGAGATAAGAGCAACTGTTTAACCACAGTAGCAAAAGACAATGTTTTAACAACAATGCCAATAGGACGACACCCTGACGCATTCAAAAACAATTTGCCTTTCCGCTATTACACAATAAAGGAATATTGCAGATTACAAACCGTGCCTGAAACTTACTTTGATGGCCTGGCAAGTGAAAACCAAATTAGAAAAATGATAGGAAATGGCTGGAATGTTGATACAATCGCTCATATTTTCGGAGGGCTGTCTTAGCATTACGCCTAACATCTTTATTAACGCAATTCAAATTTTTGCACTTAACATAACTAATTAAAAATGAGTGAAATTGAAGAGAAAGTAATAAGTAGGTTGCACAATTTGGTACAGGAAAACAAATTAACAAACAAATGTTTAGTGCAAATTATTGAACTAGCAGGAAATTACCTAAATTTACAGACCATTTCGGATTATGCAAAAAGTAATAAGCTTAGTTACAATGGAGTTAAGAATTATAGAGAAGTAGTAGAGTTATTTAATAAGAAATTTGTAATTGATAATGAATAAGGAAAAAATTAACCTAGAAAAGTTAGATAATCAAGAATTATCAAAGTTAAAAACAATATCAAGATACGCCCAGAGGTACGAATTGTTAGCTAAAATAAGAACAGAAGAAGTAAGAAGAGGTATAACAATAACTTATGCCAAAAGGTATTCTGTATCTATTAATAATGAAATAAATAATAGGGTTATATTTGAAACAGATAACTATACTGAAATAATATCTTATTATAAAAAAGCTAACTTGATATTATCTAAATGGAGAGATTATTATCAAGGTAGGTTTTTTACAAATAAACATAGGAATATTCAATTAAATGAAATTAAAATACAAATTAACAAATTGATAGTGTAAGTGATGATTGAATACGTAAAAAAAATGCAATCTTTAGGCTTTAGTGTTTTCCCACTAAATACTAAAAAGGAGCCTAACTTTAAGAAGGGAGGAGAGATTAATAGTTATTCATGGATGGACTTTAATGTTAAAACAAATAAATTCCCTATTACCGAAAACACAGAAAGTAATTTTATTTTCTTAGGTATTGGCTGTGGAGATATGAGTAATAACTTAGAGGTGATTGATGTTGATAGTAAGTATGAGTTAAATCAGGATTTATACGGTGAATTTAAAACTTTGTTGGAGGATAATTTAGAGTGTTTTTCCAAATTGTGCATCGTACAAACTGTTTCCAAAGGTTATCACTTAATGTATTACTGTGAAACTATACAGGGTAATCAAAAGTTAGCGCAAAGGCATTTATCTAGGGATGAAAAAAATGAGTTATACGTTAAACTTACTACCGAAGATAAGATTGAGAAGGAAAAAGCTAAATCTTCCTGCCAAACAAAAAAACTTACCTTAATTGAAACTAGAGGACAAGGAGGTTATGTAGCTACTTACCCAAGTGAAGGTTACACAATTATCCAAGGCTCAATGGAAACAATACCCACAATTACACCCGAAGAAAGGGATATAATTATGTGTTGTGCCAAAGCAATGGATTTAATTGAGGAAGAAAAGGTAGAAGAAAAGAAAGTAGCTTTGCCTGTATGGGAAGAAGGTAAAAAACCATGGGATGCTTACAATGAGCAAATGTCCTCGGATGATATAGCTAATTTATTTATTTCTAATGGATACACAATTACTAGAAGAATAAAAGATAAAATATTTATCAAACGTCCGGGAGGAACATCGCAATCAGGCAACATACGTTTAAGTGATAAGTTATTTGTGGGACACTCTAGTAATATACCTTTTGAACCACGTAAAGGATATAGTGCTTCTGCTGTGTTTACAATATTGGAATGTAATGGAGATTTTTCACTTGCAGGAAGAAAGTTACTTGAAATGGGATATGGCGATAAACCAAAAAAGAAATTGTCAAACGACTTTGAAATTTTATCAGAAAAGTTTGAGCCGAATAACTATGTAGCTAAAGTAAATTCTAACAGAGATACCATTGAAAAATTCCTACGTGGTGAATTTGGTATGGGCTTGCCTACTGGATACCCTACGCTTGATGATTATTACAGATTTAAGTTAGGGAAGTTTGATGTATTTCTAGGGCACGAAAATATCGGTAAATCAACTGTTTTATGGAACTTAATGGTTGTGGCGAATTTACTGCACAATTGGAGAGGTATAATTTATTCAACAGAAAACGATCCATGGGTAATACAAAAACAAATGATGGAATTTTTAGTAGGTAAACGTATGGGTTTATTTACAGAAAACGAAAAGGAAATTGCTTATAAATGGTTTGATGAAAACTTTGTGATTATAGATAACGAAAAGTTATTAGCGTATAATCAAATATTACAAGTTGCAGAATCATTTTTACTTAAAAAGGAATACCATGTATTAATGATTGACCCATACAATACTTTATCGTACAATTGGGAAGGATTGGATAGGCGCATAGGTACACACGAATACCATCACCATGTGGCTACACAATTTAAACAATGGACAAAGAACATGAATTGCAGTATATGGTTAACTATGCACCCTATTTCGGAAGCAATGAGAATTGTGGAAGCATCAGGAGATTTTAAAGGATTAAGAAAAGCTCCTATTTCCTCTCATGCAGAAGGTGGTGGTAAATGGGCAGCAAAAGCAGATAACTTTGTAGTGTTGCATAGATATACTAAACACGCTACTATGAATCACGTTACGTTCTTTGATGTTCAGAAGGTAAAGGAAACATTTACAGGAGGTAAACCAATGTCAGATGGCAACGCTTTTAAAATGTCTTTAACAAATTACGGAGGTTTTGTTGGGTTTTTTGATGAAAATAATTCGTGTCCATTGCAAGGAATTTTCAGAAAAAGATTTATCTTTGGGGAACAAATGGAAATTCAACAAGAAATAGAACAACCACGAAGCCGATTATCTAAATGGTCGGATGATATAAAAGCACCATTCTAATACGTACACAATTAATCTAAATATAATCTAAATTTAAACATCATGGCTAGAGGAAATCAGCAAACAGACAATTACACTAACTTTTATGTAAAGTTGGTAGGCTTAAAAAAAGGAAGCAAGGAGTGTTTCTTTGAGTTTAAGAAAAAAGAAGGCGATAAATACGTTATTGCTGAAAACAATTCATCATTCGATGGTAATGTAGAGAAAATCTCTTACAAAGAAATTGAAGTAGAAGGTAAGAAAAAACCTATCTTAGAAGTTATTTTACGTGATGACTATTCGCAAGAAAGGTATTACTTAAACTTAGGTATGACAAACATTGCTAGACAATTAATATCATGCTTAACTACTGCCGATAAGATTGAATCTTTATCGTTCTGGACAAAGATGGGTGATAATGGTTTTCCTGTATTTGTAACTAAAGCAAATGGGAACCAGGATAAGTTACAATGGGGATTAGATATGAAAGCATTAAGTGAGAAGTATGTAACTGAACACAAAATCGCAGGAGATATTATTCGTGATTATTCTGAATTGGATAAATACTTATTAGGAACTGTATTACCTACTGTTATTGAAAAAGTAGTTGGTTTACCTAAAGCAAGTATTATGACTGCTAAGGATCCGATTGAACAAGTAACTAAAGAAGATATTTATAAAGCTTCGGAAGAATCTACTTCGGAGGGAGAAGATGACGATTTACCATTTTAATAATTGAGGGGTAACACCCTCTTTTTTATATCTAAAGAAAATGACAAAAGAAAAGGCACTAGAGATTTATATGGGTAGCTTCAAGGATGCTAAACAATCTCATTTTGAATTTATTTGGGGAGTTGTACACTCAACAAATAAAGAACAAGATTACAGAATATTTGTAGATGATTTTAATTCGATATTAGACAGGAATTTTAAGTATGCAGATGTTAAGGCTCAAAGACAATTTAAGTTAATTAGAAAGGCAGGATATACGCCCGAAGATGATTTAAAAGTGTTTAAATCTTTGAGAGATGATTTATTCCATATTGAATCGGATTATAAATACTGTACACCTGAATATATTTCTAGGATGAATATCTACGAAAAATATCGTAACCAGTACAAAGAAGAATTAAAGCTTAATTTTACAAAAACAATTGGAAACCCTTACAAATAATTATTATGAAGAAAACAGTAAAAGTTGATTTCTCTGGTGGAGAATTTATGGTTAAATTTAAAAAGATTGATGAACTACAAGAAAAGGTAGATTTATTAAGAAACAGTTTGTGTAGAGAAGCAAACTCAATCAAAGGAGTATTAAACGAGTATCACAATGCAGATGTTGAAGTAAACGGTAGAGAGATTACTTACAGCGAAGTATTATCGGAAGGTGCCAAACGTTTAATTAATAACAATAGCCAAGTTACAATAAACCTAGAGTTAATGGAGGTTGAGGTAACACGACCTAAAGTTGATTACTTTGAGAAAATTGTGCAATGGGGTACAGATAAAGGTATCTTAGATAAAGGTACGGTTGTTACACAATTTGCAAAGTTAATCGAAGAAGTAACCGAACTAGGAGAAGGTATAGAGAGAGAATCGGAAGCAGAGATTAAAGATGCTATCGGGGATTGTGTTGTTGTATTAACGCTCTTAGCCAAATTGTGCAACATGGACATTGAAAATTGTATCAAAAGTGCTTATAATGAAATAAAAGAGCGCACAGGTAGAATGGAGAATGGTACATTTGTAAAAGATAGATAAAATCTATAAGCAAGAATTTTAATATAAATAAATAAAATAGGTTTTCTTACGGAAGCCTATTTTTGTTTTATAAATTTGATAAAAATATGAATATGAAAGATTTTCCCAAGGAGCTTGCACACTTAGAAAAATACGCTAAATACTGCAAAAAATTAAAAGAAGGAGTATATGGTTTCTTTATTAACCAATTTAATGAAGATGGAACAAAGAATATAGATTGGTATGAGTTTAGACCTAATACATTAGGTGCTTCTGAAACTGCAACTGCTTGTGAAGGTGGTTATGATGAATACGGAGTACGTGCAAAGTTGTTTTGGAGTAAGTTAGGCAAAAAGTTTCCGGAAATTAAATCTAAATTTACCTTTTGGGGATTGGAGTTAGAAAGAAACGTGGCAAACGCATGGGAGTATTACGATGCTACACCCGAAGGATATATTGATAATAGATATGCAGGACAAAAGGTTAGGAATTATCAAGAACTTAATTGTTACGCTATTAATATTAAATACCCTTATTTATCCGCTTCATTTGACTTTTTAGTACCCGAAGGGCAGGTTAACCCATTTACAGGAGAGATAGTTGATTATTCGTATCCTTTGGAGATTAAAACAATTTCAACTGCTGCTGCCGAAAAATACGAATTAGGTTTACCAGTACGATATATTTTCCAAACGCACCAACAAATGATAATTTGGGAGGTTGATTATTGTGAGATAGCTGCACTTAAAGGAGGTACTGATTTTGAGGTTTATCCGATTTATATGAATGAAGGTATTAAGGAAATGGTATTGAGAGAAACTAAGGAGTTTTGGAATTTAGTTGAAACTGCACGACCTATATATACTGAATTAGATGTATGTTTTGATGAAAAGAAAAAAGAAGAGTACGTTGCACAATTAGATAACTTAGAACCTGCACCCGAACAAAACAAAGGCTACGAAGATTTTTGGAAGGAGAAGTATAGAGAAACAAGCGAGAAGAAAGAGAAACAAGGTAACGAAGAGGACTGGGCAATTGCAGTAGGTTATAAAAAGATATTGGATCAAGAAAAGGAATTATCCGAGAAGAAACAATTGTATAAAAACAATTTGCTTTATACTATGAAGGATTGTGAGGAATTAACCTTTGGTGAGAATGGTAGAGTAGTACACCGTAACCACGAACACAGTAGGACTTATTTTGGAGTGAATATTAAAAATTATAAGTAATGAAATTTAAAATAATAGATACGGTACAGCTTTACTTTCATGGCTTAATGAAGAACAATTAGAATTAATATAAACTATATAAATCATAAACAATGGCAGACAAGGATTTTAACAACAATTACATTAAAGTAAAACAAAGGATTTTACAATTAAAAAAAGATGGTTTATGGAACGATGTTTCTGTTCAAACCGAAGTAGTGAAGATTGATACACAATTAGATGTAACAGGCAAACAAAAGTTATTCGCAATAGTAAAAGCGAACGTACAGATTGGTACACAATTCTTTACTGCCCACGCAATGGAAACGCAAGGAATAGGCGAGGTAAATTACTTACACTTTCTAGAAAACGCAGAAACATCCGCAGTAGGTAGAGCATTATCATTTGCAGGTATAGCAGAAGAAGGAGTTGCAGAAGAAGATTCAAATGTAGCTACTAAAGAAGATATAGAAACAGCTAAGGAGCAAGTAAAGGATATTAACGCAGAGAAACGTAAGGAAGTTGCTAAGAAGTTAATTGAAGAGGGTTTAAACAAGAAGCAATTAAAATTAGATGTAACGCCTGAACCAAAAAAGGAAGTTGCACAATTAGTAATACCTGTATTTAAAGAAGTAACCGGAACAATAAGAGAAAAGAAAGATAGAGAAGAAGTAATTGCATGGTTACGTAAGGTAGGAAAGTTTGATGAAAACTTATTGATTGGCGCAATGATTAAAGCTGAAATTTCAAGTAAGTTTAAATCATTTAATGAATTATTACATAAAGGTACTTACAACGATTTAGTAACTGTATTTAATTACTTATAAAAACCATGAATAAGAAAATATTTTGTGAAATTATTGATAGGCTTGAAACAAACTATCGTAAATACTACAACAAGACTAAATCTATTTCGGATGCACTAGGTAGCTCCGTTGATTTTATAGGCGGAGAGTTCGTTGAAGATACCTTACGTGTATTACAACAGATATATCCACCTTATATTGATGCTGATGGAAATGTTCATTGCACAATTGCCTACTATGTGTACGAATTAGATTTTGGTAAAAAAAACCAAAAGAAAAAACACTTAGGTATTACTCATAAAACACCTAATGGGGATAAAGAGTTTTACATTAAGAACTCTAGTGAGTTGTATGATTATCTTATGTTTTATTATGGATTAGCCTAATTGTGCATTAATCTTAGAAAAAATTAAATAGTTATTCATACTTTTGTATAAAATAATTAAAAACAGACTGTTATGCAATTTACTCGTAAACAATTACTTGATTTAGGATTCCAACCAATAGCACATTGCTTATACCTAGATTTAGATTTATCAGGAAACAATTACATTTACTTTGAAAAAGGTGAATTAAGTTTATGCCTTAGAGATAATCAGGATATGGAAACACAATTCCCTATTAAAAACTACAACTCTATTGAGGATTTGCAAAAGCTAATCAATATGATCAAACAAGATGGAATATAAATCTAACGAAGAATACTTCTTTTCTCTTTGGTTAGATGAATTAAAATCTAATGGGTATATCAAAAGTTATGAATACGAGCCAGATGCTATACCATTATCAAGTAAAGTAAGTAGGATTTTGCAAAAAAAAGAACAGTTTGTATTGCACCCACACGAATACACGTATGATTTTTTAATTAAATGGGATAAAAGTGCAATAGGGATATTCGCTACTATTTTTGAAAGCGATGTTAAATCATTAACGCCTTTGTACTGTGATGTTAATCTAGTAAGTGCAATAGAAATTAAGCCTGAATTTGATTATAAAAACATGACAAGGGAAGTAATGATAAACATTAAATGGGTATGGGAGAAGTACAACATTTATGTTAACCTAGTTAAAACACCTAGTTTTTTTAAAAAAAGCTTTACGCCTACACAATTCCTATTAACAAAAACCAAAAAACCAAGAACAATTAAATATAAACCAGTATTAACATTACAAGAGTATGTACAACAGAAGTAGATTAAGAAAACTAGAGTGGCAAGTTACAGAAATAATTGATTCACCTTTTAGTGAAAAGGATATTAAAATCACTTTGGAAAGGGGGATTGAGGATTTAACAGTTAAATACAATAAAAAAGAAGCGAGGATAACAACAGAGTTGCCTTCGGGCATTATTGAAGAGGAAGTAAAAGAAGCGATAATAAAAGGATTTTTGGAATTTAAAATTTATTAAGATGGCAACAATAACCAAGCAAGAAATCTACACAATTAATGTTCCTAAAGAACAGTATCATTTAATTAAGACACAAAAGGTTCGTAGTGTACCCATAGAAACTAATTTTAAGCTGTTACAGATAGTTTCTCACATAAAAGGTAATACACCAACCGAAGCTATAATATGTAAGGTTACACATAAAGCTACGTACAATACACACTTTAGAAAAGTATTAACCTTAAATTACGTTATTAAATGAATGTACTAAGCTTATTTAACGGAATGAATTGTGGATACTTATCCTTGCACAATTTAGGAATAAAAATAAATAAATACTATTCATCCGAAATTGATACACACGCTATTAAAGTAGCACAAACTTTATTTCCTGATACAATCCAACTGGGTGATGTAACTAAATGGAGGGAATGGGATATTGAATGGGATAAGATTGATATTTTGATAGGTGGTTCTCCTTGTCAAGGATTTAGTTTTGCAGGTAAACAATTAGCGTTTGATGACCCTAGAAGTGCTTTGTTTTTTGTTTTTGTAAAAATATGGGAACACATTAAAAAAGTAAATCCAAAGGCTTATTTTTTATTGGAAAATGTACGCATGAAAGAGGAACACGAAAATGTAATTAGTAATTACATGGAAGTAAAACCTATACTTATTAATTCCGCTTTATTGTCTGCACAAAATAGAAATAGATTGTATTGGACAAATTTATCCAATGAGCCATACGGTTTATTTGGTTATAATCATTGCACTATACCGCAACCAAAAGATAAAGGAATATTATTAAAGGATGTGTTGGAAAAAGAAGTAGATGAAAAGTATTTTTTGAGTGATAAGATGATTAATTCATTATTAAACAACCAAACTTTTAACAAATTTAATCCTAAAGAAATTAATTTTGAGGGTAAATCATCTTGTTTAACCGCAAGAACTCATAAGATGGGTAATGCAGATAATTATATTAAAATAGACAAAAAAGGAAACGTAAAAAACAATCAAAATAAAGCCAGTTGTTTTACAGCCGGAGGTAATAGTGGAGGCAATCATAGTGATATGGATTTGATTGTTATTACCCATTCAACACAACCACGAACAGGAAAGGGAAAAGGAGGTAAAGGGCGTTTATTTAAAACGGATCAAAAAAGTTATTGCTTAGATACTACCAATAGTCAGGCGGTGGAATTTACCAAAAACTACCTACAATTTGATGTATCAGGTAAAGGGCATAAATCACAACAAGATAGAGCGTTTTATTTAGATGGTAAACATGGATGTTTAGCTACTGCTAGGGCAGATACAAAAACAGGAGTATTATTAGAAAATAGAATAAGAAGATTAACACCTAAAGAATGTATGCGCTTACAAACTATTCCAGAATGGGCAATTGAAAAAATGCTTACTTGTGGAGTAAGCGATACACAATTATACAGAATGCTAGGCAACGGATGGACTGTTGATGTAATTAGTTATATTTTAAGTTATATGAAATGAAAGGAGAATTAGCCTTATTTATTGAAATATGGAAAGAAAGACCACACTATTCCGAAATATCAGGAGAGCCACTAGGTAGTTTTAATGTAGCTTATTTTTCGCATATACTTAGTAAGGGTGCATATCCCGAAATGAGAATGGATAAGCGTAACATAATCCTTAAAACAATTAAGGAACACATGGAATGGGAAACAGGTAATAGGGAAAAACTAATGAGTAATCCTAAATGGAAAAAGATATTTGATTTACAGGAGGAATTAAAGCTTTATGCCAATACCAACCATAGGGGTACGATTAAAAAAATTAAATCCTAAATCAAACTTGTAAGATTTATGTAAGTATGAAGCGTATGGAGTTATGTTACGGTACCCAAATTGTGTACCGATATACAATCCATTTTTATCTATACGCTCGGTTATTTTTAATGTATCTACTCTAGTAACAGAAGGCTGTTTAAAAGTATATTGAATATCAGATTTAAGCAATACACCATCTATATCTTGCACAATTTGTAAGCTTAACAAACTATCATTATAATCCGTAGTAAAGCGATTAAATTCATAAACTAAAGTATCATGTATTGTATCACGAATAACTGTAACAGAAGAAGGGAGAATATCTTTTTTAACTACTGTATGGGTAATATAAACTGTATCTGATTTACCAGGTAAATATTCCACTTCTGTTTCAATGATTCTATCGTTGGATTTTATACAACACTTTAATAGTATTACGCTTAATACAATTATAACAATATTTTTAATCTGCTCCATTTCTATTTTTTAAATTAATAATCTTGGTGTTTATCATATCTAACAAACCTTTAAGTAAATACTTACCGGTTAAATTAAAGTGATGTTCATCTAAACTACGTGCTTCTGCAACAATCATTAATGCTGCTGTAATACCTACGATTATCTGATAGTCATATACCATCTCAACGCCTCTGGCAGCCAATAGTATAACAAAGTAAATACCTGTCTTTGTAATCGTAATCCTAAATTTTTTACTGCTGAACGGTTCATTGAATTTTATTTTGTTTACTTTATAGGCGATAAATAAATCCGCCATTACTAACGATCCAATTAAGATTAATAAAGGAACAATGGGTGTTAAAAATACTCCTACTGTTGTAATCAAGGCAAATAACCTATCGTTTAAATAATCTTTCATGTTATATAAATAAGTATTTATCTAATCTTTTTACCCAATCAGGAACAAAAAAGTTAGGGCACGTTTTACCTTTATCAAATTCATTGTGTCCATGTATGTTCTGTAAGCTAATTGTGTATTCATCTGTTAAGTGTATTAACAATGAAGCTAGTGTTTTTTCTTGTGCAGGTGTATAATCATATTTAGCATCCCAACCACCTTCTAAACAGATACCGATACTACCTGTGTTTTTACCTTTACAATGCGCTCCTACCTTGTTTAAATCCCTTCCTAAATGTAATGAGCCATCAAACTTAATGTAATAATGATAACCAATTTCATTAAACCCTCTTGCTTTGTGCCATTGTTCAATATCATACACACTTGTATTCATTGTAGGTCTTGTCATTGCGCAATGAATAATAATGCTATTCAAAGGTCTTTTTGCTTTTGGTAGGATTAGATTAGTAATTTCCATGATTTGATTTTATATTCCTTTTTAAGTTTAACAATTGTTTCATCGTATAAATCAGTTAACCATTTAGGTTCTGGTACTCTTTGCCCTTTAATGTAATCTCTCAATATGAATAATTGTGCAGCAACCCTAACAACATAATATTGAGTAAACGCCCAAAGAGGACTAGCTCCTGATTTAAGCTCCAAATATAAGAAAATAATATCATTCTTTTTCCCACCAAAACCACAACGTGAAGGATAATCATGGAAGAAGCTAGAGATATTACCGTAATAATTATCTTTTACAAATGTTTTACCATCAAATCCTTTTGTTTCCCAAAACCTACTTCTAAATATTAAGTCTAAACAATTGTAGTAGTTTATGCCTAATTTAAAATCAATTACTTGTTTTAAAAAGTTTACATATACAGATTTTTCTGTAAAAAATGTATATGGCTTACCAAATAATTGGTTTTTATAAGGAGCGGTATATGGTTCAAAGTTTATCATTGTTCATTTGTTTTAGAACTGGTTTGACTATCACCGAAATAATAATTAACAATTGTAGCAACTAAAGTACCTATTAAAAAACCTAATATAGTATCAACTACTCTATGATTATCTTTTGGTATATTTATAAATGTTACACAAAATAAGTAAACCACCGAAACAAAACTGTAAAATATAGCTAATTTGTTTCTCATGTTGTTAAAGTTTATTTTCATAGTTATTCAATTATATAAGGGTAGTGAGGATTCTTTTTATAATCTATCTTTTTATTGCTAGTACAACTACTAAAAAACAAATAGAAAATTATCCCAAATAAGATAATATAAGCTAGTGTTTCGCCTTTATTCCGCATCTTCAACAATCGGTTTAGGATGGTTTCCTAAGTAGTTCATAATAGTTAAATCAATACTAGGATTTAACAAGGGTAAAAACGCATTTTCATTGCGTGAATACTCCTGTAACCTTTGTAATGGATTACCCTCTTCATCAGTTAAAACCTCCGTTCTTTCAGCGTTAAATTGATAAACTTCTTCTCCATTAATATTACGTAATGGCACACCATCTCTTTGAATGATATCAAATTCAAAACCTGTGTTATTTGGTATAGCAATAAATTCAGTATCATTAATTTTACGTAAAAAATACACCTTATTAATGATGCTTCCTGTTCGTTCATCAACGGACAAAGCTAATTTATAGCTGTAAATTTCGCCCTCATTTCCTTTGAATAAGGTATCAGCGTAGGCTATCCTTGTTAGCCTATTCGCTTTTAATTGGTTAATGTTTAGTATCATATCTTTTATGTTAAATCTAGTAAATCTTTCCATGTACTACCGTTGTACACCTGTAAAAAATTGGTTGTTGTATTTCTTATTTGAAAACCTGCGCTAACATTAGTTAACGCATCTCTTTCGGCAGTAGTCATTGGTACATACATAAACCAATTTCCATTGCCTGTATTGTTTAAAAATCCTAAAGGGTCTGTTAATCTCGCAGGATTGTTATTAATAGCATCGGCAACCGTACCACTACTTACGCTAATGTGTGAATTACCTTTTGAAAATCGGCAATTTTTCCACTCTACATTATTTGCAGGTATTGTACGAATATCACTCCTACCATTAGGATTTATAAATGTTACATTGTTTATTTTAACATTCGTTGATGCTACATTTGTAAACACTAAAACATCCGTAGTTGCACTAGCATTAGTTGCTTCAATTGTACAATCTCTAATTTCAACTAAACCAGCATAATTATTAGCGGCAAAATTTGTTTGATTAGCAAAAGCCATATAACCACCTTTGATTATATTCCAACCTGCTGAACCGCCAAAACTGGCGCACAAATAACCAGTCGTAATAAATGTACAGTTGATTAAGATAATGTTTGGTATATTGTAAAACGTATGAGTTGCCAAACTTGGAGTGTGTATTATGTTACAATGCCTAGCTGTAAATTGCTGAAAGTTAGCTGTACCATTGTTATTTCTAGTACTTCTTATTTCACAAAAATCAAATATTCTACCGTTACCAATTGCTATATCCCCAAAGTCGCAATACGAACTTCTAAAATTAGTTGCACATGGGTAATTTGTGTAACCCTTAATAAAATTTGTGATAGCTCCTAATTGAAACCCTCTTGTTGTAACATTGAAACAAGTTCCTGTTCCTGCTAAACCATTTGGATATAAATTTGCAGAGTCTGTTACGCCATCAGGTATTACTGTACCATTAAACATTAAACCAGTCACTGCTACACAAGTGCTTGACGACCTCGCTAATTGTATAAATATTCTAAAAATACAATTATCATCGTTATATAAAGTTCCTACTACGCTCAAAGTAGTGGTGATATTAATACCCTCTGAATTTAAATTTACACCTAAAAAATAAGCAGTTTTACCACTTGCTATATTAAAAGCGTTTCCACTATTAATATTTATACTATTAACAGTTGTTTTAAATCCATTTCCAATCCAAACTATACTTGGTATGGCAAACATAATACCACTACCATTATTAACGTAAGTGATACTAGTTTCATCCGCAAATTGATGTAAAACATCGCCATCAACCCAATTTAATCTAACTTGTGATAATGTAGTGTAATACTCCTGCGTACCGTTAGATTTTATTAACGTATATCTAGTTCCCCCATACACCTTAGATTTATCAACTTTAGCAAATAAATCACTAACAACACCCATATTATTTTTATACTTCCAAAATAAATCTAGGGAAGTATTATCTAATAAAGGCGCAATGCTATTATTAACCATTTCGGCATCATCCACCGATGTGTTAAAAATCTGCGCAAACTGTGTTAACGATTGGTTTCCTGTTGTTTTAAGTCTTAAACTATTGACAAAAGACAAATCGCTATCACTTGGTATCGTTAACGTTCTGTTTGTTGCGCTTGGAATTGATAGGTTTGTATTTGCTAAGTTAGTATCGGGTTTAGTATCAACATAATTTTTAGTTGCAACATCTTGATTACTTGTTGGGTCTGTTACGTTAACAATCTTATTGTTATTCATATCTAAAACACCGCCCTCTATATCAACCGCATCTCCTGTTCCACTTATTTTTCTAAACCTTGCAGTTTGTCCGTTACCTGTTTTATTAACTGTTAATGTAGGATTACCTCCGTCAGTATGGAATATTATTTTTTCAACCGTTCCCGCCAACCATCTTAACACTCTATTACCAGTACCCATGTTGTAATCTCTAGTGCTATCACTTTGGGTAAGGTTATTCGTTGCTAAGTTTTCGGAAATAATAGTTATATTTCCTGAACCTAATAAACTATCCCCGTTTAAGGTTTTTATATTTGTGCCTGATACTAAAGTGTTTTGTTTACCATCTAAACCTATTTTTAATAAGTTAACCGTTGGGTATTTAGTTGTACTTGTATCAATTACGCTATTCTCTTTATTTGCAAGTAATTCTCTATTGCTTAAATCAGTTACTAATCCCGTTATTTTACTTTGTGGTAATTCGGGAATATCATTTACGTTAATTGTGTAACTAACTGCATTTGTTATTCTACCTTTTGCATCAATAGTTAACGAAGCTAAATTGTAAGTACCTGCTGTTACACCTGTTGAAGCTAAGATTAAAGCACCTGTATTCTGTAATGTAGCATCACCACTTAATGCTCTCGCAGTAGCGTTACCCAAAGTATCACCAATAAAAATAAATCCACTAGGTAAAGTAAATGAACCATCTTTCGCTAATTGTATAATATCGTTAACTGTTCGCCCTTGTAAAAAGTTTGCATCCAATCCACTACCATCTCCATCTACCTTACGCAATTCGTTAAGTAGCTCTAATGGAAATTGTGTAACCATACGCCATTGCTGACTATTACTATCATACGATTTTATCCTTTCGTAAAAAGGTAAATTCATATTGGAAGTATCCTCCCATAAAACTTCTCGGTTATCAGGAGCGTTTACACCCCTAGCTAACGCTATTGCAGGTACATTTATTGCCATTACGAATAAGTATATGTTGCTCTATCATCCCAAACTTTATCAAAATTACTATTACCACTTGCAAAAGTAGTAGTAGTTAATGCACCGGCTACAACTACTCGTTTTATCTTCCATGCAGGAGTACCGTTTAATGTTCCTGGTAAAGCAAAACCTTCATACGTTGTTCCGGCTACTGGTACATCTACTCTTAATTTCTCTACTTGACTAGCGTCTACTGTTAATACAGCAGGTAGGATTTGTATAGATTGGCTTTGGTATAATTGTGCATTGAACTTTTGTACAGTAGAATTAATAACTGTAAAAGCACTTGCGCTTAAATTAACATTTTCCTTACCTACAATAGTTAATTTATAAACGAATTTAACACCATTTTTATCTAAATCAACAACACCTTTAATTGTACTTGCTACTTCATCAACAGCAGTAATTTGCGCTTCTAATGCAGTTATAGTAGTTGCGAAGTTTGTTGTAAATGCCTGTGAGATGGATACACCATTTAGCGTAAAAGCTAAAGTATCTCCCGAAACTAATTCGGAAGTAAATAAAATATCCCATTTACTTACACCTAATCTAATTCCACTATCTACAACAGTTCCATTTAAGTCCTGTCCTATTCTCCAAAATTGCTCTGAATTTATCATAATTTATTTTTTATAAATTTCGGTTATAAAGTTACTAATTTTTTTTGTTATTTATCTTCTTTTGCTTTTTGCATTGGATTTAATCTTTCAAAATTACCATCTTTAACTTTGTAATTATTTTTAATTACTTTTTTAATAGTACCTAGAAATTCAGAAGGAACACCTTTACCATATCTAATACTTAAAAAATAAAGTATATCAGCAGTTGTTTCTAAAGGTCTATTATACCCTGCTTCAAACATAGATTTAGCAATAGCGTAATCAGTAGATACTTTTCTTTTCTCTTCTGCATCATAAACGTATGGACTAACTATATCAGTAGAAGCTTCTGCTACATCAAGTAATGTTTTAAATCCACCACCTAATTCTTTCCAGTTACCAAAGAAAACATTTTCACCTGAATATTCTCTATTAAATGCAGTCTTATATAGTGTTTTTCCTGCTGGATCTAATACGGTTGTACCCATAAAATCGGATACACCTGATGGAGATACACCACCTGCTAAAACATCAACAGCAGATCTTAACATAATTCTATAAGCATATTCTGATAAATAAGTAGTGTTATTCCAATTATCTACAAAGCTTTTTCTTTTATCTTCTGGATTTTCTAATTTTCTACCCGTAAGTTTTTTCGCTCCTTCTTTTAAATTATCATCCCATAAATCTTTAAGTAATTCTTTTGAAGCTTGGAAAGCTACAACAGAACCTACATAACCCATTAAATTTAATATAGCTATTTCCTTATCCTTCCTTGTTGCAGTTGGGTCAGTTAAATCTAAAATAGCATTTTGCGCTCCAACAGCTGCATTTACAGCCATTGATTTAAATTGATAGAATAATTGTGCAACCATACCTTGGTCGGTAAACATACCACCTTGTTTGGCTACATCAGATTCGTTGTTAATAAATCCTGCAATTCTATCAGCTTTATAAGTATTTTCTAAATCCTTATTTTCTTTTAAGGTATAAATATCAGGAAACATACCTAATTTAAGTTTACTAGTATCACCTTTTTTAATTTGTTTTTTCTGTTCTTTAATCATTGCACCAATGTATGTAACAGTATTAGAAAATAAATCGGGGTGAGTTAGTATTAAGCTACCTATATTTAAACCTTGATTTATTGGGTTTAATAACCATTTTTGTATTCCTTGGTAAAATCTATTATCAGTTAAATCATAAGTGCTTAATTTACTAACCATTTGCGAAAACTGTTCGTCACCTAAATTAGCTCTATTTGATGTATCAGAACCTGATAATAATTCTGTTAAATTTTCTCTGCCCTCAACTGTACCTACATTACCTAAAAACACACCTAATCCATTAAAGAAATCTATACCTAATCTAGATGCAGAATGAACTAAAATAGCAAGTTGTTTTAAAACTTGTCCTGTTCTTGCTAAATACGCTAATTTCACATTGCTTATTAAATCCCTTACAAAACGAATATGTCTTTTATTAATATTTAAACTAGTACGTTGATTAGCTAAAATAGAATTTGCGTATCGAGATACTCTTTCTTTAAAGATGTTATACAAATCATCATTATTTGCAAATACTTCCTGGAACTGTTTAGAATTTATAAAACTAGATAACTCTAACCTCGCTCCTCTTGTTTGTACATCAATGTAACTTTCAAACACTCTTCGTTTACTTACGTTATAAAAGTCAAAATCTAAAACTTCTTTTACATTTAATGGATTTTGAACTCTTGCTAATACTGTTCCTGATTGTGCATCAATTATACCTGATGTATTATTGAAGTTAGGATCTAAAATATTTTTTTCAGATTTACCAGTATCCATTCTTAAATAAGAAATAGAAGTGTAATTGTTTTCTTCTAAAAACTCTTTATCACCATAAGCTACGTTAGAATCAATAAGTAAAGGTTTTATTTTTTCATATTCACCCCTTGTTAAATCGTAAACAGCTTTTTGTTCTTTATTTAATAAATCACCATTATCATAAGCATCTAACAATTCTTGATACGTATCATACTTACTAATATCATTTAAAGCTTCTTGGTATAATTCAGCTCTTTGTTTAGCTGCTTTTTGCGTAGAGTATGTTACACCAGAAGTTACTTGTGATTTCTGTATTAATCTATCTATATCTAATTTAATCTTTTCCTTTTTTCTTTCAAATAATACTTGCGCTTCTATATCACTTATATCTTTAGGAGAAGATAATAAATATGCTTTTACACCTAGATTGTAGTTATCTATGTTTCTTAATTCAAATTGTGCAAGCTTCTTTAATTTCTTAGCGTATTTAGTAAATTCTGTTTTAGCTTCATTTACGCCATTAAACAAACTTTTAAACATAATAGCACCTATTGTATCAGCTTCTTGCCCTACAAACATTCTTTCGATTAATCTATGGAAACCAACTAGTTCGTTGCCTTTACCAAATATAGGGTCGCCATCAGGAGAAAACAAAGCGTTTTTTAACCTACCGCTAAAAGTCCTTAGCTTTGACATCATCTTAGGTTGATTTTCAATAGCTTTTTTTATCCCGGTTAACTCTGCTGTTAAATTACCTAATTGACTTGAACTATTAAATATTTCCAATTCATTAGCAACCTTTATAATTTCTTTTAATTGTCTATCCTCTAAATCTTTTAAGTGATTGTTATCTACTAAAAACTTTAATGTGTCTTTTAACTTAGATATATTCTGAATATTTAAAGGAGATAAACTTGTGTTTAACTGAAAATCTAATATTGATTGAATGTTGAAAACAGTTAAAGTTTCTAGTTTTTTTCTTTTCTCTTCCTTTCTTTTCTCTCTAGCTTCTTCATCTAATTCTTTTTTCGCTTCTTTTTCTTCTAACAACTGTTTTTCAGTAGGGTATATAAATTGTTTATATTCATCTAAAGTAATAGTAGTGTTAGGATTATCCCTTTTAAATAACTCAAACATCTTTTCTATTAACGCTTCTTCTTTAGCTATATTATAATCCTCAATAGATTTGTTAAATTCATCTAATTTAGCTTGATTATAGTTTAAATTATCTTTACCTGACAAGTATTCTTTTACATCTTCTAAAAGGCTTATTAAATCATTTTTTAAACCTTGCTCTGTTATCTGACTTCCGTTTAAATTAATTAATTCCCTAATGTATTCTTTTTGTTTTATTTGCTTTAAGTTTTTACTAGAACGTTTTAACATTCTTTGCATTTCACTTATTTTGCTATTTAAAGTAATATCAACAGCTTTGTTTACTATTTGATCTATTTTAATTGTCAAATCATAAATACCACTAATGTTACTTAAATTAGCCTTTTCAAATACACTTGTTATTTGTTGTAATTGTTGTTGGCTAAATTTCAATCCTTTAGTGTTAGCTTTTACTAATGCGTTTAATATAGTATTCTTTAATGTTACAGCCTGTTGCTTATCTTTTAAAATTAAATCAGATAACTGGTTAAATAAAGATTTTATATTTCCTCCTCCTTTTGTAATAAAATCACTTACAGAACCTTCAAATTTTTCCATTCTCTTCTCCCTAGAAGCTTCTGTTTTTTGTAATCTTTTATAAACATTTTCAGCAAACGTTTTAGCATCTATAATACCAGACTTTTCCGCTAATTTCTCAATAGATTTTTGAGTAGGTAAACTAGTCATACTGTTTTTATATAAATATTTTATCCTAGCTTCAATAGATTGTTTTATTTTACTTTGTTGTAATTTAGTTAAAGGATTTTTTAAATCTGCTTTTTGTTTTAAATCAGTAACAGCGTTAGTTAAGTTTTGAATAATATCGTTTACTTCTTGCGCTGTTTTACCTTTTAATATATCACTATTTTTAAATTTTACAATAGCCTTATTAAACCCATCAATAAAGGTAGCACTTGATTTTAATGTAGCACTTAATGCTTTTAAAAATGCTTTAGCAATTAATGGCTCTACACCAAATATAGTAGCGTAACTGTTTTTACCTATATTATCTACTGCCTTATCTATCTTACTAGCAATATCTCTTAGTATTTCGGAAGAGTTTTTTTTGTTTGAGGTTAAAGCCGATTCTAATTGTGCAACATCCTTTTTAGTTGCATTCATATTCAACTCCTCTTTTATCTTACCTATATTTTCCTTTATCTCTGTATTTAACCTATTAGTTGCATCCTTTACAGAATACAATCCATTTGATACACCTTTAGCGTATCTTTCTGTTAACGCCTTTACAGTAGGTGAAGTAGATAGTATTCTATCGTATAAAGTTTCAGGTTCCAATCCTAATTGTGCAGCATCCTCACTTAATGAATCAATATTCGATTGTCCTGTTTTGGTTAATGCAGTTTTTAATTCTACTTTAGCTTTTAATTGTACATCTGCTTCTTTTGTTTTTTTATTATCTTGATAACTTTTATCATCTGTAAAAATAGATTCAACTGCTTCTACTAATGCAGGATTAGTACCATCTTTTTTTACTTTGTGGTATTCTTGAGCTACTGATTTTGTACTAGGAAAAGAAGAAGGTAAGTTGTTTATGTCTTTTTGATTTTCTGAAATTTCTTTTATAATTGATCCATCAATAACTATAAGCTCATTTCTTTGGCGACTTACCACATCCTCTTTGAGTAAGATACCTTTAATACCAAGGTCTAATAATGGTTTTATCTCTTCAAAACTTAGCCCTTTATTAGAGTTTATACCGTTTTCTTCTAAAAACGCTTCAAATTCTTCCGCTGTGTCAAAATAAACTAAACCTTCGTTTTCTATATCAACAAACAAAGCATTTTGTTGCTCTCTTCCAAATCTACCTACTGTACTCCAATCTTCACTACTAAAGTAAGCACCTGGTACGTTAGAATCATTATCTAATTTATTAAAATTAAAACCTTCTTTTAATATGCTTTTTTTATCTTTAGAATTTCTTACTAAATGTTTTAAGGTTATTTTTTTTGGTAAAAATTTTAATGAAGAAGGTTTTTTAACATTCCCCATTTTATTACCTTTTCTAGCTAACTTTTGTAACCCCTCTATTGCTGCACCTGAATCAAAAGTATAACCTTTGTCTAAATTAAATAATTTTTGTAAATCTATAAACTCTGGTTCGTTTTCTTGCTCGTATTTATCTAAAGCTTTTGTTGTTTCTTCAATAGATGATAAGGCTTTTTGCTTATTATCTACAAAAGTTTTAGTGGCATTTTTTACCTCTGGCATTTTAACGAGAACAGATGTTTGTTCAGCTGTAAGTCCAATTCTTTTTACTACTTCATAAACACTGTCTTGATTTTGAATAGGCACACTATTACCTATAATAGATAACACGCCCACTTGATTAGGATTGCTTTTTAGCTCCTCTGTTAAACTTTCGTTTAAACTAGATAATCCAAACAACTCTAACTCTTTTGGTTTGCTTAAATCTAAGTTATCTTTTAACGTAGGATTAGCTTTTACCAATTCAACAGCATCAATTGTTTTATCGGTATCCTCTAACTTGTTTTTTAATTCTCCTATCTTGTAAGCTTCTTGTAAACTATTTGCTTTTACAAAGTTTACATCAACACTTGAAGTACCATCTTCCAATGCAGTTGCTACACGTTTGGTACCGTTTATAACAAATAACTCATTTGTTTCAGCATCTTGCCAAACATCAATTACTCCTGCTTTTGCTCTATCAAATGTTTCCGAAATTGGTTTAGCTTCTTCTACTACTAATTGTTCTACTGGTACTCTTAATTGTGTACCCTCCTCAACTTTTTCAGTTACAGTAGTTACTATTCCTTCATCTGTCTTTACGCTTTCTCCTACGTAGGTTTCAGGTACACTTCCTTCGTCCTCTCCTTTTAACAACTTTAAATCATCATCCATTTCCTTTTTGGTAACGTATGGCGAATCACTAGGTGCTAACTCTTCCGTTTCCTGTACAGTACGTTTAAGCGTTAATTCATCTTCTGTTAATGGTTTGTAATTTAATTTCTCACGTAAAACTATTTCTTGTTCTACTGTCATATTACTTGCTCTTAATTGCCCTCCTTTACCATCAGGATATACTCTATCAGATTTTGTTTCTGCTTCTGCTTTTAAACTAGCTATAACATCGTCTGGATCAATACCCATTTCTGACATTACAGATTCCATTTGTTTTACGGTTTCTGAATTAGGATTTATAGCTTTAGCTGTTTCATAAGAACCTACCATTAAAACCTTTGCGTGTTTACCCATAGACATCATACCCATTGTAAACGTTAACGACCACTTCTCTAATCCCTCTTCTTTCGTTTTCCCAAATGTATTATCAAATGTTTCTTGGCTTATACCTGTTTTAGTAAACTCATGAAACAAATCCCCTGCGTATTCCTCTACGGTAACACCAGTAGCACCAATTAAAGATTTCGTGAAGAAATTAACGATTGGATTTAACGGTTTTAATTTACCAAATACTTTATTAAATGCTAATTGTGCTGCCTCCTCTGCACTACCCATAGCAAAACTTGTTTGGTCGCTTGCTAATTCAAAATTAACACCTGAAATTATTACATCAGCAATAGCTTTAAATTTCTTGCTTTTATCATACAATTCAAATACTTTAGGTAAAACGCCTGCACCTTTTACTATTGTGCCTATTCCACCTGTTAAAAAAGTTGTTGCTGCTATATTTGCTCCCAATACAGTTGAAGTACCTAATACACCACCAAATTTTTCTGGGTAAGTATAAGCCAATTCTTTATCTGCATCTTTTAAATTAATCCCTACTGATTTTAGTTTTTCATTTAATATTCTAGCTTGATTTTTTTCAGATGTTGAAGTCATATTAAATTCGCCTAATATAGTTTCGTTAAAACCTTGTTTCACATCACTAAGCACCTCTAATAATCGTTCTGTTTTTTTAAAAGGCATCTGATAATAAGAATCGTTTTTATCGTACCTAGCCACCTTCTTTGTAATATCTTCATTTAAAAACAAAGCATTGCTTAATGCTAATACTTCTGCTTTAGCTAAATTACGTTCTCTATCTAAGTTACTTAATGCTTCGTTTTGTTTAGCTGTTAAAGATATACCTTTTTCGCGTGAAGTATCTCTAATACCTCTCGCTTCTTTCTCTAAGTAGTTTAACTTATATGTAGCATCCTCCAATGCGCCTTTTAACTTCATATAATCATTGTTATACTTTGAAGTAAAGCTTTCTTGTGTTACTTGCTTATCGGTATCTTTATTTATTACGTTTGATAATTCATCAAACAATCTATTGTTGTTTCCTCTTATCTTATCTACTTCTTTAGATAGTCTTTGGGATTCTTTTAAGTCTTTCTCAAATTGTGCAACCTCCTTTGGATTAATTACCATTGAACCATCCTCGCCTTGCTTTTGTACAAATGATTTTTCTTTATAGGAATTTAACCTATCCATTACACTTGAATATTCATCAACAACCTTTCTTTGGTTATCATCTAAATCCATTAAGCTAAATGAAAGATTTTTATTCTTCTCAAAGCTCATTTCTTTAGCCTTATTCAATAATTCTATATTCTGTGTATATGCAGTTATATCTTTAAAATCCTTTGGTGCAGGAGCGTATTTAGTGATTAAATCTAACGAGGATTCTAAATCCTTACGCTTAAATTCTGTAACCTTATCGTTTAAATATTTCTTTTGCGCTTTTTCTAGTTCCTCTTCCGTTAAGTTATATTTTTCAGCTAACCTTTGTCCGCCATCAAACATAGTTAACTCATTATCGCCCTCAAATATTGCTTTTAAATCCTCTTGTGGAATAGCTTTTAACTTGCGTTGTGTATCTAACTCTGGCTTAATTTCTTTTGCTTGGGATTGTATTTCCTTTGCTTTTGATTTTTCCTCAATATTAGGCATGAACGTTTCACCCACAGAAATAGCTTCTTGCTTTGCCTGTGCCTTTTTTTCTTCCTTTGTAGCTACACCTTTAAAGGCTTGCTCGGTTTCCTTATCAACATCCCAGTTAATGTTTGATGATTTTTGTTTCCTAGCTAAAGCCTTTTTTTCTTCTAAACTAAGTGGTTTTGTAGTACCCGAAGATTGTTCTTTCTTCGTTTCGCTTGTACCCGAAGAAGATTCTTCCGTACTCGAACCCGATTGAGATTGGCTTTTTTTTTTATCCTCCTCTTGGGATAATTTTAAAGCTCTCGCTATTCGTTCCTCTTTTGTTAACGTTTTAGGGGTTTCATCTTGTAAGATTTCCTCCGATTGGGATAACTCTAAAGCTTTTGCAATTCGCTCTTCTCTTGTTAATTCAGGCATAGTATTATAACTTTATAAATTCTTTAAAAGTAATTGTTTTTTTAGGATTAGAACCTAATTGTTTTAAATACTTATCATAAGCATCCATATCTTCTGTATCGTAATTTTCTAAAATAGATTTATCTCTTTTTAATCTTAATGTTCCATCTTTAAGTTTTTCTAAAAAAATACTATCATTATCCTTACCAGTTGATTTAATACCTGCTATTTCTGAACCTCTAGAAAATGTTTTCTCTTTTAAAACTTCTGGATCCTTTTCATTTATTACAGCTTCAAAGTTTTTGATGTCATTACCTCCTTTAGGATTAGCTCCTACAAAACCTTTATATTCGTAATAAGGTATAGCAACATCAAAACTAGATTGCTTATCCCCTAATTCTTTTTTAAAGTTACCTACTATATATGGCTCCCATGATGAATTTTCATCATTTAATGTAATACCTCTAAACTTACCTTTTTTAACATCGTTAGCACTTATTGATATATTCTCAATAGGTATCCATCTTTTTTCACCTCCTGTTGTTTCAGCGTTCATTTCTATTTCTCCAAAAGCGTTCTTTCTGAAATTTGCCTTATCAATAGGATTACCCTTTGAATCTAGTTTAGGTCTTAATACAGCCATTGATTTAACTTTCTTTGGCTCAAAATCTTTATTACCTTGGTCGCCTTGTTCCCAAAATTCTCCTTCAAAATAATCATCCGCTATCTTTCCTTCTGTACCTTGCCATTTACCAAATACAGTTAAAGGTATAGCTCTCATTTTCTTTAATTCACCTGAACTTAAAGGTATGTTTTCGGTAAAATTACCTGCTGTTTCTTGTACTGCAATTGACCTACTTTTTTGAAATATTTTTTCTTTACCACCTTGTTTACCAAAAGGTACTGATACATCATCCTCGACAACATTATTAATTTTTAAATCAAACTTTTGTTGAGTTTTTTGGTTTGGATCTATGTAAGGAGTTTTAACGTTTTTCTTTAATTCAAGATTTCCGTAATCGTAAACAGCTTCCCTAAATTTATCTAAAGTTTTATAAGATTCTTTCAGTTGGTCATTACCATCATTCCACATTCTTTCCGCCCAATTATCCATAGATTGTTTAGAAGTTTTCTCTACTTGGTCGTAATTGTAGTTACCAAATTTATCTTTACTAGAGCTTTGAGTAATCGTGCTAATTAATTTATTAACCTCTGGTTGCATAAATTTCTTCTCGTAAGAAGCCATACTGAAACTTGGTATAAGTTGTAATTGGCTAATATCAAAATCACCTGGTTTATCTATAAACGCTTGGATTGATTCATCTGATTTTTCTATATCGTATTTATTTTTGTTTTGATTTAATTCAAACAATAACCTAGTGGTTTCTTTTTCAGCTAATTTAGCGTTAGCAACAATAGTTTTAATATCGTTTATTTTTTTCTTGTATTCTATCGCTTCGGTAGTATTCCCTTTTAATATGTTTCTGTTGTTATCTTGAACATATTGGTATAAGTTACCTAATTCAGTTTTTACCAAATCAGCATCTCTAAACCATACGGAACCATCAATTGATTCTAATTGTTTATTAATCTCCTTTTTTCCTTCTTTCTGTTCAGCCAATAGTCTATTACCCTCTTCTTTAAAAACAGGATTATATGTGCTATCAAAAACTTGGGCAAAACCTCTGCCTTGCCCTTGCGATACTCCTAGTGAATCTACTTCTTCAAACATAGCTTATTAATAATTTAAAGCCCACAACGGAACGTTATTACTTTGAACAGGAGGTAAAATATTACCCAAGTTAGAATAATCTTCTTGTGCATCTAACATACTAGACCCTCTTGTAAAATCTACACTATTACTTGTTCCACCTGCTGTTGGATTATTATTAATAGGAGTTTTACTTTTCTTAGTAAAATTGAAAATACCATCACCTCCTGCTATTCTATCGGTCATTTCATAATCAACTAACATACGTGAAAAATCTGTTAATCCTCCCATAGTGTTTTGCATACCCGAACCAATTAATCCTTCTGCCATACGCATTTTGTTTAGGAATGGCTCGTATTCGTTTAATTGAAATTGCATATCCCTCTGCCTACCCATTTCCGCTCTTTGTGCTGTTAATAAATTTTGATTTTGCAACCTCATTGCTGAATCCTGCATAGCTAATCTATTCAATGAATCTAACTCTCCTTGGTACAATTGTGGAATACCTGCAATACCTGCTCTTCTATCAGATAAACCTCTTACAGCTTGTTGCTGTCCTCTCTGCATATCTTGGATAAACAAGTTTCTTTGTTCCTCTGGCATACCCTCTAAAGCTTGTACTTGCGCTTGGGTTAAATTAGCGATAACCTCTCTTGGTATTTCCCTCATAGGTCGCTTAGTATTCCTTAACGCATTTCTTCCTGCTAAAAATTGTGCAATACCTGTACCTGTTTTAACCGCTGCTGGTATCCCGATTGCTAAACCCATTGTAACTGGTCCCATGTTATATCATTTTATTAATTGTGTAACCTACTCCACTTACCGCTAATCCGTAAAATAAACAGTATTTTATACCCACTCCATAAAACAAAGATAGCAAAACTCCACAATATAAACCAACACATTGAGGACAACTTATAAAAATACCTGCTTTCATTGAATAGCTTGTTATTCGCTCCCTCAATGTTTTAAATATGTTTCCCTTTGTAATTACCATTGTTAATCCATAACCTGATAATAAAATTAAAAACAATGTTTTCATTATTTATTTGTTCTTTGTGATATAGCGTAATTCAATCCTAATTGATACACAATTTCCTTACGTTGTGAATTAGTAGTTAATTTAACTAAGAAACTTCTATCCCTCATTGCATCGCCATTAATCTTAGGGAACTCCTCATTAACGCTATTTATATCTCTCCAAACCTGTGAGTAAAAAGCATTTTCTTTACCGTTAAACACTAACCCTTCCAAATCTTCATCTATAAAATCATCTAAAGTGTTATTCGTTTCTTGCCCATTTAATGTTTCTATAATTACATCAAAAGGACTTGTAGTGTAAAGCACAATAGATTTTAATATCTTACTTGATTCAGGCATTACATTAAACGGTACCCACAATTCACTTTGGTAAGCCACTCCATAGAATACAGAATGATTTGCGTTTTGGTCGTGTAGGAATAATTGTCCATTTTTAAATGTTACAATGTTTAATCCAACTGAACACATATATTCCGGTTCAAATGAATAAAACGTTGTCCAATGCTTTGTTGTTTCACTAAACGCTAAAGTAATTGGTTTTATATCTACATCCACCTTTCTTTCGTATGCAGGTAATATTGGTGTTGCTCCTATTATGTATGTTCCTTTAACTAAATCTCTAGTTACTGTTATATCAGCTTCGTATCCTGTTTTGTTGTCCTCTAATTGTGCATCAAACACAATAGTTGAACTACCTTCCAATAACCTAGTTTCATACACAATTGAGCCAAAGTTTATATTACCAACAACAGGAGGTATAAATAATTGTCTATTCAAACCACCAAATGCAACTACCAATTCATCATAACCTACATCGTAAGTTGTAAAGATAGTAGGCACCTTTTCTTGTGATAAATATTCTTTAAATTTATCCTCAAAAAATTCCTCCATTTTAATATCGGAAATAGGCGTAATACCATCGTTGCTTAATCTACAAACAACACCTCTTCTGTAATCCACAAAGTATCTTCTGTTTCCGTAGTAACAAAAACTTTCAGGGTGCAATCCTATACCAAATTCTCCTGCGTAGTATATGATTTTACTCAATACCTTTTCGCTTGATGCTACTTGTCCTTGTGCAAATTGGTCGAATATTACATTTTCCTCAACTAATATCTGCCCTACCTTTAATTCTTGGTAACACTCTAATCGCTTATCAAATGAAGCTAATCTTTGAATACTTCCGTATTTACGATCGTATTGCTCAAAGTTTTCATCAAAGAAACTATTTAAACCGTTTATACCTGATTCTGGAATAAACCTTTGTGAATAGTATATAGTCGTTGGTCGTCTTAATTGTTTAATATCCATATTAACAATGTTAGGTCGCCCAACATCCGAAGTGATAAAATTCCTGTTTACAAAATCATTAACAAAATTACTTTCTACAAATTCGTTTTTAAATGAAGTTGTTGTAACTGGCATATTTCTTTTAAACAAATATGTATCCCCCGAAGTAAACTTAACTATTGCAGGTTCCGTATCAGTTTGGTTTTGTTCATTACCTAAATGTAAACCATTGTTAATTTCGTAAAACTCTCCAATCTCAAAGAAGAAATTGTTTTCTAAATCTTTAACAGGAGTATATATCTCAAATAAATCACCACCACCACTTGTTAATGTAGGTAAGTTAAATTCATTACGCAACGTTATTATTGCTGTACCTATATCATAATTCAATATTTCTAAATCAAATCTCTGTGTAAAAGGAAAACCATTAGCAGATTTAATAAACCTCATTCTATCTCCTTTGGTAAATGTATATACCAACTCACTTCCTTTGTTTATTTCATTGTATCCGTTTACTATGTTATCTATATTTATCTCAATTGTGTATCCATCGTTACTTGATGTTACATCATCTGAAATAGTTTTATATGTAGTTGATTTTGAAATAAATTGAATATAGTTTCTAAACGTTAACTTCTTAGTACGTACCCATGCGTAATGAGTCGCCCAACTTGGAGCTTTATGGTAAATGTAACCACTTACTACTGGTACAGATGAAAACGCATATTCAGTAGGGTCGCCTACAACACTCTGTAATCCTCGTTTTACCTTATCGGAAAAGAATGGTAAATCTAAGCGTAAATCCTCTATACTGTTTACTGCTCCACTTCTATTCGCTCTGTCGTAATAAACTATACCAAACTCATAAGAAGCACCACGTTTTAAGAAACTAGCTCCTAATCCAAAAGTTGTTGTAGCGGTTATACTACCTAAGTCTAACCCTATGTTTATATTATAAATTTTAACTAACGGATCATTATTAGCACCGAAATACATTAATACAGATGGATTAGTTAAAACATTGTTTATTACAGTATAAATGATTTGAGAATCACTTTGGTATGCGTATAATGGTGAATTAAATAAATTTGTAGGTACATTAAATACAGTTGAAAAAAACGAATTAGCGTAAACAATTATATCAAAATACCCATTGCCATCAGTCGTTTGCGTATCACCATTTGATGTAACAATGGTCATATTCACAACTGGATTACCGTTTGCATCAACTATTCTGCCTGTAATATTTGATTTAGATGTAGCTAAAGCCCCCTTGTTTTTTACCTGCGCTAATAATCTTAAACCATTATTATCGGTTGAAAATATTTGATTAACCTCCTCTAAATTAGTCAATTCTGATTTGTAAAAAACAACAGGGGTAATAAAAGAACCTTGCCTTATATTTAAAAATGATTCTACTCTTGTAGGAATGTAAAAAAATCCATTATGGTCTGTAAAAAACCAACACTCTTGTCTTAAACCCCCAATAGGAGAAGGTCGCCTAACCCCAAAATAACCTTTTAAATAATTTCTAGAGGTGGTGTAATTCCCTGAATGTCCAAAAAAATCACCTACATAATCAATCCTGCTATAAGGTATTCTTTGTTGACTTCTAACATCATTTGTTGTATTATATATATTATCCTCGTTATCATGTAGATAACCAAATGAAATAGTGTTTTCTATATTCATTTCTTTTGTACCAATAGCTGTAAGTCTTATATCAGGATAAGTAATATCAGCAATTTCAGTTATACCTATTTCTATTTCTCCTCCTGATACTTTTACCTTACACTCACCGCCATCAACACCTCCTGTTCTTATAGAAAATGTAGAAGTCCTTTCATATGGTTTACTAATATCATCGTATTCTGATTTGGTAGTTAAATGGCTAGCTATCCTTAATACATACTCCCCATCAGGAACACCTTTTAATTCAAACTCACTATATATAGACTGACTCTCCATTAACTTCACTATCCTTTCAGTATTTATTCTATTAACAAAGTAAACGTTATTTGAATCCATCATATCTTCACCAATCCTTCTTTGCTTACTTATGGTCTTAAAGCTGGTACCTGCTAAATAAACAACAAAACCTCCTAATGGTATAGGATTATAATATAATCCATTATCTAAATATTCTTTTTCAGTATCACCATCTGTACGATTGTCGCGAGCTATTAAAGCATGAGCTGTACTTACACTTCCAAAATAAGCATTTCCACTATTATCACCATTTAATCGTCTTATCGGTTGACAATTTTCAAATACAGAAGAATTAAAAGACTCTTTACCCAATGCGTTTAAACCAAAAGTACCTAAAGTACCACTAGGCATACTATTTATGTTTCTTATAAATATCTTACCTTTAATCGTGTTTAATTTTTCATCAGGTAATTGTGCATCCTCAAAAGCTTCGTATTGAACATCTAAGTCAGCATCTACTTCTACGTTATCATAGTCCTCTATAATATCTCCATACACAATTCGGTTTCCCTCAATCAATGATTGTGTTCCGGCTAGTATAGGTAATCTATCAAAAGGCTTAATTGAATCCCTTAAATCAACAGTAGAATAATTACCATCGTTATAAAAGTTATAGATATAATCACCTGTATTAGATTGCTCAAAAAAACTTACTGGTTTATCAATAATGGTTATAAAGTCTTTTGCTTCCGTATCTCTTGCTACTATCTCTATTCGCTTTACTAATTTACCTCCCGAAGGTATAATTACTTGTATAGCGTTATTAAATTGATTAGTAGTTTGTATATAAGCAGTATTACTTATTGTTTGTTTTGATATAGGACTAAACGCACTCTTCTCGTTATCGTCATATACGTATCTTGCTTTAAATTGCCATAATTCGTTTCGGAAGTAGTTTACATCAAATTGTGCATCCGTAAAATATTTACTTACTGGAGGAAATAATGGTGGGTATTTAATGGCATCTATAACATCTAATGTAATAGGTAAATCATACTTATCACCTACTAATCCTGTGTTGAATGTTCTAATCGCTTTACCGATATTAAACTTCCTTGGCGGATTCAACCTATCAACAAAATAAATTAATTGATTATCGTTATCTAAATCAACTATATCAACGTGAGTAATTAAATAATCCTCGCTAAAGTTTAACAACTCGCTTTTCATTACAATTACACTACGCTCTTGTAAAAAGTTATACTGTACAATATTATGATTACCTAAGCTATTGTGATTAAAATAATACACAACACTATCCCTCTTGTATTCATAGGCTCCAATAGTCGTGTTCTCTCCCTCTGGTAAATCTATTCTTCTTATCTCATTACCTTTAACTAACTCAACTGAATTTCTATTCTCTCCATCACTAGATCCAATTCTCATATTTACAGCCTTGCGACAGTAACCATTTTGTACATCACGTTCATCGGTATCTGTATCCATACCGAGTATAACTCTTCGATTCTCTATCATAGATTAAAATTTAGGCGACATTTTATTACCTTTTCTAAATGTTTGTAGCATTTCATCCTTAGTGAATGATTTAAATCTAGAAACACTTTTTTTCTTTTCCAAAATGTAATTTCTTCTCAAAACTTCCTTTTGGTTTAAAGCAACATTAAAGTTGTTCTCTGTCATCTTCCAACTAATGTAACTCTTAATAGTATCTATGATATATGGGTGTACTGAAAACCCTCCATCTGTCTTTTGTAAATCAGCTAGGTATTCTATATAAATTGTGCTGCCACCTTGGTAGCCATCCAATGCTATATAACCTCTCTCTAAGTTAATTGTGTAATAACCGTTTGAGTTTTGCCCTCCACCTAATCCAAACACACCTCCTGTTACTTCTCCAAAATTAAAGAAGGAATGATTGTTTGTTTGCCAATAAATTACTTGTGTCATGTTATCACCTCCTTTTGGCGATAGTATATTTCCACATTCATCAATAACCACATCCTTACCTTTTGTGAAAGAAGGGTACAGAGGCTTTATATTTCCTTTGGAATCGTATATACCTAAAGTAACCAATGAAATAAAATCATTTGGTAAGTTAACTGTATCGTTAACATTAACTTGTAATAACTTTGCTACTGGCGAACCACTTACATCTAAGTTTAATGTACGCATACAACCTAAAGCTAAAGATAAAGCTCTAGCGTATTTATGTTCCGTATTACCGCTCTCAAATAACCATTCCCTAACTATACTATCTAAACTTGTCTGATTCATAATTATTTCACATTATCGTTTATAATATCTTGTGGTACTTGGCGCATTGTCATATACATCTGTACTACTAACTTTACTATATCATCTTGGAAGTTTAATGATATATCTACACTATCCTCTTGCTTTGCATTTTGAATACCTCCTACTAATTTGATTAATAGTTTTTCTGGTATTGATGCCTTATCCAAATTGTGCAAGTATATCCTTGTATTCTCAACTGTATAGCCTTTATTTCCCTCTAATTGTGCAACCATCGTACCTCTTGTCAAAGATAAAAAATCTGTGCGTAATGGCACAAATGTATTAAATTCATCTTGTATAGGAGAAACGCTGTAAATACCCATGCCATTAGGTAAATTAACATACGTACTGTTAATAAGCGAATAGTATCTATTTCTCTCTGTATCACATTTTACAGGCTCTACAAATGAATAAACAAAACTACCATTTACACTACTCTCACCTTCTGTATTTTTATTCTCGAAAAAGTTATTGTAAATAAATTTACCAAAAGCTTGGTCAACATAAACTTCTAACTCCTCTTTAGTTACTTGAACATCAGAGTTTACATCACCTCCTTGGATTATCCTTTGCGCTTGTTCCGCAATTAAAGTTCTTGTATCTCTCATTACGCTCCTTGTTGTTTAAGTGTTTCTGAATATTGTATCAATTCCGCTTCTCTCAAATTCATTCCTAAGTACGATGCACAATTAAAAACCAACTCATTCATACAATCATCAGGCAACTCAATATCAACTGATTTATCTACGGAATATACTGGCTTACCATTCACCACATTAAAACCCCATACAGGAGTTTTAGGCTTTCTTAAATACACTAACTTTACAGTAAATATATCTTTAGGAAATATCTCTATGGAATCACCCACAAATCTAGCTACACCCATTTTTCCTGATTTGATTTTTTTATTGAAGATTACAGATGATAATTGTATAGCCAACTCCGAATCTCTTAGTATTCTAAAATTAATTAAATCACTCTGTAATTCATCTTCTTTATCTAAACCGTTTCTTACATAAGATAGTGTTGATAAATGTAAATAATCGCTCGGTAAAACAACCAATCCACCTTTTACAGGATAAGCTTCCCTCCTAACAATTAAGTATCTTAAATCATCTGTAATTTTTTGATTTTGTTCAAATCCAATTAACGATGAACCATCAGGTTTTTGCGCTTTTACATTATGATAACGCTTTGTTATCAATTCGTATAAAGCTCTTGATATACTCTTGTTAAAATCTTTAGGAGTTAAAAAACCACTTTGGCTTTTATTTGCTATAAACTGCAAAAACTCATATACCTTATTTACATTTATCATATCTCAATTTATATTGAATCAAATGCAGCAATTATATCATTTCTGCTAACAGATGAACTGATAGGGTAAGAAATGTTTAAGTTAAAAATATAACCTCCCCATTTACTTGCATCCATTCCGTTAATTGCAGCAGGATATGTTTTTGTTGAATCCGTTACAGCAAATCCACCTATTTGTTGTTTGTATGTAGAATACGAAGGTACATTAGCACCACTATCTGCAACAGTTATAAATTGTTGTGCAGGGAAGTTTACTATTGCTGTACCTATTGAATCATTTAAATCAAATTGACTTACAATAAACAATTTACCGTTAGTTAAAAATTGAACTTGACTAAATATTGTATTTAAAACAATAACGTGAGTGTTTCCTGTATCAAGTATGTTTCTTTGCGCAAATACATTTCTACCTGCTAAAACAGTTTGTGTAGGCATTAATGCAGTTGGAATTAAAGCTGTTTGAGATGTTATAGCTCCATTAGGGTCAACAGAATATCCGCCTGTTGATGCAACATACGTTTCTGTGTCAACATTAAATGGATTTTGATAACTACTCCATGGTGTTCTTAATAATGTTCCAGAAGATGCACTTGTAGATAAAGGAATTAATACTTGCCCTGTAATAAACACTACTCGATTAATTACTCTAATACTAGGGTTAGTCCAACCAACTACTGCTGCAAATCCAAATGTACCATTGTGAGCGTTCATCACCTTCCAACCGCTATCATAACTGTCTTGGTCAAATGGCACCCATGTTCTTACTCCTAATGTATCACTAGATAATACCATTCCGTTTAATGATGGATTACCTAATGAATTTTCCTTAGTTGCTAATTGTGTAGTGTCCACTAAATCTCTTCCTCTACTATTAGCAATTAAAGTACCTCTCCATGTTACTACGTATTCCCCTATCACTACACACTTATTACCACTTGCTTGGGTAGATGAAGCTTGTAATGAAGTTAATGGAATACCGAAGATTGTTACGTTGTTTCCGTTTAATGTAATTTGTTGGTCAACATAAACAATAAAGGTATCACCCTCTTTTGGAGTTCCTGTACCTTGAATTGTCCATGATGAACTTAATGTTACTGGTGAACCAGTAATACGGATATATTTTTCATCAACGCCTGGTTCTAAATTAATAGTACCACCTCCTGCTGTTAATGCAATATCTTTACTTCCTAAAACTTCTTGTGGGAAGTTAGCGCTTCTAAATGCTGCTACTGTTAATGGAATACCTGGTGAGCGTGTAACCTCCCAAAAATCTCCATTTATGTATTGCAACACAATTACGCTTTCATTTCCTCCTGTTACGAAGTTTGCAGAGTTCGCTAAGTTAATGTTACCACTTGTGTTAATTGTAGTTAATCTAGCGTTATTTACACCTCTTATAATTAACGTATCGCCATTGGAAAAACCTACTGCAATAATATCTGTTAATGTATCAGTTGATAATGCTCCTTCTGTATCAATTTGTATTTCGGTTGTAGAGCCTTTTCTATCAATATTGACACTTCCTCCTCCAATTGTGTATGAACGTATATCAGCAGGTGAATTAAAAGGTTTTCTTACTACAAATGAAGAAATGTCTGTTGCGCCTACTATCGTTCCAAATTGTGCAGCAACATCGTCGTTAATCCAAACCTTAATACCTGTTTGAGCATCTACAATATCTTGTGATGAAGTACCTCCATCTAAGTTAGTTTTTGTAAATTCTAATGTTCCGGTTACTGTTGCAGCTAAAGTTGAATTATTTAAACTTGATCCAAATCCAGAAGCAATAAAAATATAAACAGCATTACCTAACACTTGTGCTGTGTAGTTAGGAGTTGAAGTGTAGCTATTAATAGCTACTGCTGTGTTAACCGCTAAAGCACTTAAACTACCTCCCGATATTGGTGTACTTGTATCAAATATTGAAGTACCTCCAATAGTTAAATCCGTTACAGTTCCCGAACCTACCGTATAGGTAATTGTAGCTAACGCTAAGGTTTCTCCAATTACAGGACTAGAAGCCAATATCACTTGGTTAGCTAATTCTTTTCCTTTTTTATCATTATCGTATGAAGCGATAATACTATTGTTGAACGTTGTTAAGTATATCTTACCTAATCCTGTTCCGTATTTTGTAGCCTTTGTGAAACTCATTATTTTGTAATTATAAAGTTAACTAAAACTGATTGGTAATTGCTTGATATATAGCTTTGTGTTGGCATTGGAATATCATCGCTTAAACTAAACACTATATCATTTGCACTAGCTTTTACAATCTTTAAATCTAAAAGTTTTGTTGCATCAAATATTGAACTATCGCTTAGGGTGTTATCTTGTGAATTATACCCTACTGTTTTTACTACCTCTGCAAATACCTTTACATTATCCGAAGAAGATTGGAAAGCTCTTAATGCTAAAAGATTCATTGAGTTAGGGTAATTAGGTAAACTAACTAATGCTCTATCTTCTGGTGTTGGTTGTACGAAGTCTAATTGTGCATCAACCTCAAAGTTACTTATAGTAAAGTTTACAGATGGTCTTGCATTGTAAGGAGCTGTTGAAAATCTATACTGAATTAACAAGCTAAAACTCATTTTCTCAATTACATCAGGAATAACATTTGTTGCTATACTTGGGGTATAAGTTTTATTTCCGTTACCATCAATAACCTCGTTTACATCAATTGTAGGTGAATCAACTAAAGTTACGCTTTTTATGTTCGCTAATGCTGTTGCAATTGATGGGTCTAAACTTAATGTAAATGTTGAGGTGTTTCCGCTTACTGTTTTAGCCACTCTTAATTGATTACTACTAGAAACAACTTCTACATTGTTACTAGAACTAATACCTTGGATTAAAACATTTTCACTATCCTCGCAATTACATTCAGTAGTACATCCTGTTACACTTCTTATTTCAGCAACTACTTTATCTAAGTTAGTTGTGTTACCACAAAAAATTTGAGTTTGTAAGCTAGTTAAATAACTACAAGCTAAAACATAAGCGTTTTTGTAGTTGTTTGCCAACACATCATTTACGCCCTTATATTGTAAATAATTATTTAATGTTTTACTTATGCAGCAATAAATATCACACAATCTAATATCACAAGTAATATTTTTACTTTCTGTTTTTAACAAGTAAAATGTTACGCTAAAATCCGAAGCGTAAACATAGTTGAAATACCCCTCGTTTTTAAACTCTTGGTTTCCTGTGTAAAATACAGAAGTAGTTATCGTACTTGTAAATCCTACTAATGGATTTAATCCTAATACTCCCGGATAATAGATATTGTTTACTCTCGTGTATAATAAACCATCTCCTACGTTGCTATCTACACTTGTACTAAAAACTATCTCTGTAATATTGGATGTTTTGTTGTAGATTACATTACTAATTGTGTATTCACCATCATTTGATGTTGAACCTTGAATATTTACTTTGGAGCCAATGATAAATGCCCCTACATTGTTTCCTGATATACCAACAGAAGAACTGCCTGTACTTGCTGCTATAACTGGAAAACTTGTTGCAGGATTTATACCTCTTACATTGTAAACTGTTTTATCCTCACTTTTTAACTGTGGAGATATACAATCTACTGTTACATCTATTACGGGTACCGGCTTATCTAAATTGTATTCAAAAACTTTTGTTCTTGTAAATTCAGTTACACCAGAATCTTCTGTGCTTGTTAAACTAATTGTGTAAGTACCTTTTAACGGATTATTAGTGCCCACGTATGTAGGAACTATAATTGCTCTGTTAATTCTACTTGTTACCAACTCTAAATCAGGGTCGCTAAAATCAGTATTATCATACACAATTCCACTTGGAGAAACTACTTTTAGTAAACCTTCTACATCATTTGTAGTTACACCTTGTCCTGCGTAATCAGTAGTGTCTGTTATCACGAAGTAACTTTGTGTTTTGTCTATCACAAATGCTACTGAAAAATCAACATTGCTTATTGCCATTGTATAAAATTTTATACGACAAATATATAAAAAAAAACCGATAACATTTAGATATCGGTTTCTTATAATATAGTTATTAAGGTTTTAACTAATTTCCACGAACTTCTTTAGCTTCGGCAACCATCATAGTTATCTTACCATACAACTCGTGATTATCTCTTAACATAACCTCAAAATCTGCCATTGATTTTCCTAAATTAATATCAGACATTGTTTTATCTGTGAATTTAGTCCATGCCCCAGCCTTGTAAATAACCTTAGTTTCTAAAGCTGATTTGTACAAAGCTTGATACTCGTTATCATTGTTTGGTGATGCTAAAGCTGTTGTGTTAGCTTTAATAATCGGTTGTTTTAAAATCTTAATAGTTTTTTCTATTAATTCATTTACCTCAACGCTCTTAAATGATAACTCTGTTAAATACTCAATGTGGTTTGTATTAATACTTGGTACATCGCATATTGTTCTAATTCCTCCAATTGTGTATTGAATTTCAGATTTGTTTGCGCTTACTTGGAATACTTTTTCCTCAAACGCTTTCATAATCCAATATTTACGCTTACGTTCATCGGAGTTCATTTCCTTTTCAAATTTTAATGGATCAAAAGCTACCATGTCCAATAAGATTGTACGCTTCTCATTTACATTCATATTGTTATAATTCCTAACTTCAAAAGTTAAACAATACGCATCTAATTCAGCTTCCGTACTCTCAAATACTTTTCCTTGTAATTCAAAGATTTTTTTCTTTAAATCAATACCTTGGATACCTTTAGATTCTCTATCCTCTTTGTAAAACAATTCAGTTTTACCATCCATTCTAAATTCTGCATTGGCTCTGTTCCAATTGCATAAATCTAAAAATTGTCTTTGTAATTTATCTTTACCATCAACAACTAAAAAGCCATCAATAAACCTAATTCTTTTAACTTTCTTTGGATTAGGATTTACTTCTGATTGTTCATCTGCAAAGATACTTGTTTGTCCTTGAACCAATCTAATGATTCTGTTTCCTGTATGATGTTGTCCATCCTTATCTGTCCAACTCATATAAACTTCATCCTCTGCTTTTATGCCATAACTTTTTGGGTAGTGACAACTCTCTAGTGTAGGATTAGAGTTTTTTCTTGATAAAATGTACAAGTGTGATTTAAAATCTTCTTGTGTAGCAACGCCTTTTGGCTGTGGCTTTAATTGTGTGTAATCTGCCATGTTTAGTTTAATTTAGATAAATAATAATTGTGTATTAAAAAAAGGGAGGTGTTACCCTCCCCTTTAATTTTTATGATATTGTATGATTACACTCTTTCAATGTAAAAGAATCTGTTACCACCAATACCTTCGAAACCTACTGAATCAGAGTATCTCATTGATACGACATCTCTACCGTTTTCAAATTGAGAGAAACCTTCAACATAAGCTCTCTTGTTTAATCTAGTTCCATTCTCGTCCACTAAGTAACGAACTCTTAAAGATGACATTTTCTCACCTGTTTTAGAATCCATTTTAGCATCCATTGGGATAATCATACCCTCATAAGGATAACCATAACCTTGTGCACCTAAAGACTGTAAATCATTGAATGAATCCATTGTCTTTTTCTTGAATACATAGTTACCGATTTTGTAAGAATCAAATTGGTAGTTGATTGAAGCATCTGTACCGAAACTGTACGCTCCAAATGTAACTGCACCATTTTGTCTTGAATCAGCTAATACCTCATCAATTGCTAAAGACAACTGAATACCACACATGAACAAGTTTTCTTTAGCTCCTTTTTGAGAATCTAAAGTAACTACGATTTCATCCATATCCGCTTTACTGAAACCAGTTAAAGCTGAATAACCCAAAGTGTTACCTTGTGATTGAATGAAAGGAATTAAACCCTCTGTTGTTAATGTAGGTACTCCTGCTGTTGCTTGTGCATTAGCTAAAGTAACGTTAGTTGTTTTCTTGTTAGTTAACAAACCTAACTCTCTAGTGTTTAAGAAACGTACATACGCATCCTCTTCACCTTTTAAAACGTAGTATTTTCCTTTTTGTCCGTTAGTGCCTGTAAACTCTACCCAAGTTTGTAATCCTTTTGCAGTACCAGGTAATTCAAAAGTGTCTTTGAAAAACTGTACGTTGTTAGAATACTTAGATACTTTACTTGCTCTTGATTCTGGTTGAACATCGCCCTCACCGAAAGCGTTACCTACAATTGCAATTTCACTTGCAGAAGCGATAGCCGGGATAGATACACCTGTTTCTAAAGGAATAGCAGTAAAAGTTCCTGCACCTTTGTTAACTGATTGTACACGAGCTAAAATCATACTAGAACTATTAACTACACCTGATGCAGGTTTAATAGAAATAATATCACCAACTCTTGCTACTACGATGTCTTTATCAACACTACCTACGAAAGGAGCTTGACCTAAAGAATAAGTATCAGTTGCGTTAGCAGCTAAAGTGAAAGTTGCCGAAGCACCTGCACCTGCACCTGCTGTTGTAGCGTTCAATTTAGGGTAAATACGACCTTCCTCAAAGTGGAAATATTCGTAACCCATAACTGGTTTCGCATAGTTAATGTTCATTAAGAACTCGGATAAATACTGATTTCCGTATCTTCTTCCTAATTCATTGTCAAATTGTGGTTTGTGCAAATCCATTGCTGATACGAAGCCATAATCTGCTTGCGTTCCAAAACCACCTGGTTCAAAAGGTAATGCCATAATGTAAAAAATAATTTAAAAATTTATAAACCCAATAATTTGTTAATGCCTAAATCAATAGGCGATTTTACTTTCTCTCCTCCACCTTTTTGACTTCCATCAAAATTGATATTGGAAATATCCTTAATAACCTCTTCTGCTTTATTATTTGCGTTTTGTTGGATTAAGGTTTTAACAACTGTTTTCCAATTCTTCATCATGAACAAGTCTTGTCGCATTGATTTAAAATCAAAAGTGTTGTTTTCTTTATCCTGATAACGTTTATACAATTCAGCCGAATCAGTAATTGATTTTTCCAAGAAATCTATATCCTCGTCTGCTACCTTAAAGTTGTACTTCTTGTCTTTGTCTAAGCTAAAAACTACTTCTTTAAAATCACTTACATTGGACTTTACTACGTTATTCCATTTAGCAACCATCTCCTTTTGCTTTTCTAATTCCTCCTCGTTCGATTTGGTATCAGGCTTTAAGTTGATTTTTGGTAAGTCAAATTGTGTATCGTCCTTTAACTTCGATATATTATCTCGGTAATCTTTTAATTTTCTTTTCAAAGAACTCTTTAATCTTTTATTCTCTAATATTTCTCTGCTATCAGCTAACTCTTCATCAAAGCCAAACGTAGCATCAAATATTTCTAATTCATCTGCAATATCCTCTTCACTATAACCCTCCTGCTTCAATCCATTTACAAAAACCGTTCTGTCATCAAGCTTACTAACATCCATTGTTTTAATGTCTGCTATCTGCTTTATCTTATTCCAATCTATCTCACCATCTACCAACAACCCTGCTACTTTCTCTAAATCGTTATCCGATAGTATTGGTTTTCTTTCTTTTAATTCCTTGTATTCCGTTACTAATTGTGTAACATCCTCAATCCCTAAATCAGGATACAATTCCTTAAATTTCTCATTTATGTCAAAACTAACTACCTCTTCTTTTTTTTCTTCTTTTACCTCTACTCCTTTATCGCTAAAATCAAAAGTATCAACCCCATCAACACTGCTGTCTTTATTAATAACATCCTCTTCTTTTTTATCAGTTAATACTTCTTCTTTTATATCTTCTTTTACTTCCAATTCTTTTGTTTCTACAATATTATCTAAAAACTCTGGTCTTGATTCTCCATCGTTAACCTCGTCCTTAACCTCTACTGTAACGCCCTCTTGCTTTTCCAATTGAGCTTTAATTATATTCTCTAACATAATACTTGATTTAGATAAATTTAGTTTATAATAATGCAAATATAATAAATTTTATCAATAACCAAATTAATCAAAAGTTTCTAATCGCTTTTCTTCTTTACGTTCCGGTTCAAAATCTAAAGCTTTCTCAAATTTAATTTGCTTAATCTTTTCTTCCCCTCTTGTTTCTTCTTTCAATATTTCGCCCTCTACGGTTATTCCTGCTAACTGCAATTTAAAGCCATACTCTAATTGTATTTCAGCCATTTTCGCTTGGTTCTTAGCTTGGATTACTTGTAATTCAGCTTGTGCTGCAACCATAGCTGCTTGTCCTTGTGCTTCTGCGTTAGCTTGTTGTAGCATTAAAGATTTTTGTTCATCAGCTTCCATTTTCTTTCTTCTCTTCTCCTTCAACAAATCAATAGCAACCTTAGTATTAGTTTTCAACACATCTCTAATTTCAAAAGCATCTTCTAAATCTATATTACCATTTGCAATAGCTCTTTCAACTTCCATGTACATTTGCTGTATCTCTTCAATATCAGGCATTAAACCAATCTTGATTCCCAATGTAGCATTTGAAATTTCTTTGTTAATTTCTAATATATCAACAGTTTCTTTACCTAATGCAGGTATCAATCCTTTTAATCCATTCGGATACCACTTAGCTTTTAACTGTAACATTAAACTTGCGTAATTCACAGTTCTTTCCATAATGGATAAAAATGCTTCGTTTAATGGTCTTGTTGAGTTTCTTGAAGTACCTATTGCCATTTTCTGTACGCCTACTAATGTTCTATTATCAGGTGTACTTCCATCCCTAAACTCATTGATACCACTTACAGTACGTAACATTTCTAATTCGTAGTTATACAAACTAATAAAGCCTTGTATCTCGCCAATATTTAAACCATTTGGTGCAGGATTTATTGGACTTCTTTGCATTGTCTGTCCATCTGAATTGGTACCTCTGTAATAGAAGTTACCTGTTTGATCGTATATCTCTGTTAACTCTAATGGACTAATTGAACCATTACCCTTACCCATCATCACATCCTCTAATCCAGAAACATCAATCGTTAAACCACTTGGCTTTGCCTTGGCTACAAATTGCTGTATCTTTAAATGGATTAATTGTATCTGGTCTGCGTGAGGTATCATACGCTCTACAATGGATTTATTATCCATATCGTAAATATCCTGTGCGTAAATTGTGAATCGACTACAAGTTTTATACGAATAAGCTTCATTCATTTTTGGTCTTGGCATATTTTTACGTAAGCCATAGTTCATAATGAATTTACTTCCTACAATCCATAAACCATCATAATACACTTCTAAATCTTTACTTAGTACCTCAACTCTTTTTTTAGAATCTTTATTCGGTACGTATCCCTTACTTTTTTTATTTAAGTAAAAACCATCTTCCTGATAATACTTCTTTTCGTAAGTAATATCAAAATTGCTGCTTCTAAACTCAAAATCTAAAACATCAATATAGAAGTCATCAAAATTCTCTAAGCTTCTTGAATCGTTATAGTAATACGCTCCTTTTTCTGATAAAGCATCTACGGAATAACCAAAGCTATTTCTACCGTAAGTTTTTACAATCTCCAATAATTCATCATCGCTCAATGTTTGATTCCTTAATCTTAAATCATGGAAACTCATTTTAACAACTTCACCTGCATATTCAATATCCGAACAATCAGGTCTTGTTGTATATGGTATAACTAAATTTCTTGGGTCAACATAAGCAATTCTTATATCGTAATTAGAATCAAAGTAAGTTTTAGAAGCTCCCCATTTTAAGGTTACTAAATCTCTTACTATTCGCTTTTTTAATTCCTTGATTTCGTTATTTTGTAAAACATAAGTTAATGCTAATTCAATAGCTTTTTCACTTGCTTGTTTATACGTGTTCTTTAGGTATGATTTTATTTGCTCTTCATTCTCCATTGTAGGTACTGACTTATCTACAACTGGCATTCCTGTCGCTTTTTCTATTTCCTTGTTTACATCCTTTAAAATAAAGTTAGCGTATAACTTGGATTTCATTTCATCAAATTGTGTAAGGCTACGGTCATCAACTGCTTCGGCTGTAATCCTAAACTCTTGATTCATCATTTCCCCCACCAACAAATCCACAAACTTAGGTATAATAGGTACTGGCGTAAAATCTAAATTCAAATATGATTGGTCGCCATTTAAACCTAACAAATCCTTAAATTTATCTATACTATGCGTACCCTCTGCATATTTCCTGTTTCTTACAAATTTCTCTTTCTTATTGAATAAAGAAGATGAATCCTTAGTGTAAACATTATATATTGCACTAGCATATTGTAATCCATAAGACTTGTCTGACTTCTCTTCTCTACTCGCGTAGCGTGATGGAAAATTTAAAGTTATATCGTTCATTCCTTATACGTAAAATTTATTTCTTTTACAAATGTAATAAATATTATCTATATTGTTTTATCTTATAGGTTTTTACTAAATTAGATATTCTAGGTAATTGTGTATCAACCTTGCTCATTCTATCGTATCTTGTTGAACCAATTAACGCTAATACCGCCCCTACAAATTCATCGTAATCAGTCCATTTGTCAACTTTAAATTGTATAAGGCACTTGCACAATTTATTGAAATACAACTTACCATAACCTTCCTCACTTTCGTTATACCCTACATTTTCCAAAATATACATCTCCATTGCTTCAACCAAGGATTGTCTTACCTCCGCACTATTCATTGGTAAACCTTTTTCCTTTTGTTTTTTTGAACTTGCAGTATGCGTTACCGAAGGTCTATCCATTAAGTAGTTGTAATAACCCTTTGTCCTAAAGTAATTCGTTAAACCTATCTTATTGGTTTCAGCTAATACCTCACAGCCATAAAATACACAAGCCTTTAAAATATCATCATAAAAATCTTCCGGATTGCTTGGTCTGTTTACATATTCGCAAATAAACATTTTACTAAAATCCATATCCATTATATCAAACTTCTTAAAGATATAAAAAGCTCCATTTGATTTTCTGTAATCAGTTGTGTATTTATGGTCATAGGGGTCAACTCCTGCACTTAATGTTAAAAAATTACCAGGCTTTATAACTCCATGTACGGTGGATACACAATTTCTCTGTTCATGATTCGGCAACCAAACTACACTAAACCTACCATTATCACTTTGGATAAAATCAACCTTTGTCCTTGCTTCATCTTTCCATACAAAATTACCCTTAGTTACAAAATTATCATGTAAGGTATTGTTATACTCAATCTGCTCATTTAAACGTATTACATCAAATACACTATCCTTACCATCCATGTAAAAAGCTTCATCTATATCCAATGGGTATTTACGCTTATGCGATGCCATTGCTTGTGGACTTAAACCTATCCTAGCCTTTTTAATATAACTTAACGCTCCCTCTGTTATCATTTCACCATCCATTCCCATTACAGGTTGTTTTGGATCTTCTATAACACTTCTACCGTATTCATCTATAAAACCAACTAATCCATGTGTAGCCGGTTTAAAATATCTTAGCAATCCTGAATACGTACTATCCCTACCTTTATCTAAAGCTTCCCTCAAATCACTATCTATCCATAATCTATAACAATTCTCTCCACCTTTTTTTTCCATTTCCTCCACAGTCGAAGTGTGCAACGATTTCCCGATTATTCGCTTACCTATCTTCAAACACTCTTTCACAATTAACCAACGATTATAAACATCCACCTCAACCGTTTTACCAATTTCATCATGATAATAAAACCTCATTTTGGTACCATCATACGCTTCCTCCGAACTAGGTTTAAAATCAATAGCGGAATTAATTACATCCTTATACACCTTTACACCACTCTTCGTACTCCTTGTACCCGGCTCCTCAAATCTTAATTCCTTTTGTGGATTAGTATCACCACTATCCACAGGCTTCATGTAATGCTCCATTTTCTTCCAAGAACCAATTATCTTTTTGAAAATTATCTTTGCATCACCGCCTGTTTTACTTTGGATACCACAATAGCTTTCTTTGTTTAAAGTAGATATGTTATAAATAATTGCAGATGATCTAGCTGTCTTACCATCACGCCTGTTTGTTAATTGTAATAATCCTAAGCACGTTGGTAGTTTTTCTGTATAATCAAACAGCCAAAAGAAATCTCTATCCGATTCTTTATAATCTGCAAAACCTTCTGGTAATCTCCAATACGTTAAAAAGAAATAATGGTGCCCGGTTAAATAAGTTATTTCCCCACAGTTGTAAAACCAAAATCCCTCTCTCCTACGCTTAAACTCTCTCATTAAATAAGACAACTTCTTTTCATCGTCTAACGCATCAAAAGCTTTCTCTCCTAATACATCCTTTGGTCTATGCCACTTCTGTTCAGGTACTCTTAAATCCCATCCCATTATGTCCTTCTTATCCTTTGGACATTCTGGTAATTCAAATGTATATTCTCCTACCTTTACTTCTCTTTGGAAGTCTTTAGGTAATTGTGCAGCAACCTTATTTTCCATTTATCGCTTTCTCATATACACTCGCTTCTTCTCTATCCACCTCCTCTACGTATGTTTCTCCTAAACTATCATATATCTTATCGGCAGTTTCTAAGTATTTCCATATACTATCCGCATACTTAAACGCTCTCTCCATCAACTTATCGTCCTTATTACTCGCATCCTCCTCTGTAATGTTCGTGTTTTTTAGTATCGAATTATTATTCTTGATGAAATTTCGCAAACTTAAATATGTTTCAGCTTTTAAGCTTTGGGTATTTATCGCTTTTATTTTGCTCTCTAAATGCTCTACGTATCTACGTATTTCAACATCTTTTATAATCGGTTTCTTCATATTAAATTAAATTTAGTTACTACAAATATACAATAAAAAAAACCCACCGTAATTAAACGATGGGTTTTCCCATGCAAAAATCTAAAGAAAGATTGAACAAAAAAGTAAAGTGGCGATACAAATCTAACAAACTTTTTTATTTAAACAAAAAAAAAGTAGCAGAAAATTCTACTACTTTTTTATTTTTTTTTATTTTAACAACTATGCGTAAGTAGTTAATTCAACTAAAGATTTATTAATGTTTAGTTTTTCTAAAAACGATCCGCCATTGTCATAAACAACAGTACAATCATTTACACCTCCTGCTAAAGCAGTTGTAGTAGTAGCTAATGTACTTGTTAGTGTTGTAGTGATAGCTTCACCATTTAAAGCTTCCGAAGGAGTAGTAGCGGTTACTGTTACAACAGCTCCATTTGCAACAGCAGTAAAACCACCAGTTGAAGTGTAAGCGTTAATAGCTGCTGCTGTATTTGTAGCTAACAAAGCTAAACTCGCTCCTGTAATAGCTGTACCTGTATCAAAGATAGAGTTACCATCAATCTCAATATCGGTTACTGTACCTGCACCTGATGCAAAAGTAATTGTACCGCTAGGATTTACTTGTAAGTAATTTTCCGCTCCTTTTACTTTCATTCTGTTAATAGCAATTGCAGTTGAAGAATTTAATTCAGTTGCAGCTAATAATTGACTAGATGCAGAAACAATAGTAGCTACTGAATCATCAACATCAATTGTTTTAGGTACACTAGAACTTAAATCGTTGTAAGTAACTCTTGAAGTTGAACTACCTAAATCAACTACCAATACAACATCTGCTTCGTTAATAGCAACAGAAGTACCTAATGACAATTCGCTTAAAGCTAATAATTGTGTACCGGCAGAAACAATGTTTGCAACAGTTTCATCAATATCAATGCTTTTAGGAATAGTAGAATTTGTATCTCTGTAAATGATATTGGAAGTTGAACTACCCAAATCTCTTACGAAATTAATGTCGGTTTCATTGATTACAACTTGGTTGCCATCTAAATCCGTTAATAATAATAATTTTGACATATATACACAATTTAATGATTAAACAATATCATAAGTAACCTCAACATCAACACCCTCAAAACATTTCCAAATAATCTTTTCGCCACTATCCACAAATTGTACCTCTATCAAATATCGCCTTACTCCGTACAACTGCAAATAATTCTTATCCCTGTAAATATCACTAACAGTAACTTCCTTTCCCTTTACAATAAATCCTTGTCCTTTACGTATAGTAAAAGCTTCTGCCTGGCGTTTGTATATCTTTAATTCGTAAATGTATTCTACATCTAAGTCTATCAATGTGTCCATGTGAGATTTTTTACAAATATATAACTAATTGTGCAACTATCAAAAAATAGGTTCTTGCACAATTCCATTCCGCCTAAACACCTCCTCAATCTTATTTACATGAACACCATCAAAACGTATTGGACTCATTAACACTTCCTGCTTATGATTCATACATTCACTTAATAGCGAAGAACAAAACAACTTGTTTACCTCCACTATCTTTTTATGTGCTTCTATTACATCTATCTTACCTTGTTCCAAAGCTGATAGTATATCCCATGTTTCTCTTTTCATAAATTGTGTATTGATTATATACTATAACCATTTAAGTAATCACAATACATTTGAGCCTGCTTCTCACTATCATGTGGCATTATTATAACTTCTCTTCCTATTGAATCTAATACAGCTCTTTTCTGTTTTTTACCTAATCTAAATGGAGGTTTAAATAAGTCTGGATCATAACGACTTGTAATAAGGGATTCGCAAAAAAAAAGTTTCGGCATTATAATATTCTTATTAAATATTATATCCTTAAACAAACTTTTACCTATTTCCTCCGTTACCACAAGATAAGCATTCCTACTTGTAAATGGTGAAACAAATGTAGTCTTAGCCTTTTTAGTAGGCTTTACTGCAAATGGAGTAATATTCCTTACCCATTCTATTGCTTGTTGTTCGTTTTCTAATTGTGTATCCATCTTACAATTCAATTATTTTTTGAGCATATATACCATTCGAGTATAAGCATAAATTATAATTAGTGCTATCGTACATAACAAAATCATCGCTTTTTGCATATATAGTAAACAAACCACTAAATACATATTCGTTTTTATCCTTTAGCGAAATAATCTTATCGCCTTTTTTATACAACTTTGTTATATCAGCACTTGTTATGGTTTCAGGCTCAATGGTTACACAATTTTCCGCTTTGCTAAGCTCAAACTCAATATACGCCTTAGCCTTTCTTAAATCCTCTAAATAGTTATCGCTCTTCTTTCCTGCCCTAGAAATGTACTTAACTACATTGCCTAAATTAAAACCTAAATCCCATGCTTCAATTACTTTAATCGCTTCGTAAGGATTGTCCTTGCCCCCATAGTGTAGAGGATGATTTACTTTTTCCATTTTTCTAATTGTGTAAGGTTTATAAATTATTATTGTAAAAACTTAATTAAATCTTGATCGTTCTTAATCCAACCATTATCAATAGCAACAGTTATAGTTTTTTCTATTTCAGTTATTTGTTTTAATTGTGAAGATGAAGCTAAATCCCTAATTCCTTTTTGATGAATACCAAAAACTTTTTTATTGATTAATACCGCATATTTATAATATTCTGGGTTATCAATTATTTTACCTATACTTTGATTCATAGGTAAATATTCAGTACCAGCTTCTAATCTGTTAAATATTAAAGAATCTGTTAACCAAATAACAACATTAGCGTATATCTTAGGATTTAATTCCATAGCTATTAAAGTCCAAATATAAGGGTTACAATAAACAGTCTTTGTATTTCTAGCTCCTGTTGTTTTCCAATAACCAACTTCTTTTAATACTTTTGTAATACCCTTATTATCAACATCTTGCATAAAACCCTTAAATAAAGGTTTTATAACTTCTTGTTTTTCAAGTATATAGAAACACCTTTCTTTGAACTCTTCTGTTTGAGTAACATGGTCAATACGCTTTTCATTCCACCCATACTCAAACCTAGCCTTATCATAAGCTAATTGTAAATCAGATACGTTTAACATTTGAGTTTTTGTTTCTTGCCTTATTTGAACACCGAAAAGACTCCTGTCGTCTGATTTTAAAATTGAGTTTGTTTTCATAACATATTTTTAACTTTACAAAGTTATAGATAATAAATTATAAAACAAATAAAATCCGAAAAATAATTTTATGAAAAGTATCAATTCAAGATAATTAATACAATTGTAGTAAACATGGAAAGCTTAATTTTACTAGGATTTTTTACGCTAAAACTTAATATTAAGGATTATTAATATTAAATATCCAAGATTTTTTATGCTTAAATCATAATATTATCTACTAAGCTACACAATTCGCTTACCATAAACGTGCTCCATATAAACCATATGCTCAACACTACCATTAACGCTTAGCTTCTTTACACAATTAGGCTTGGTAATTATAACCTCCCCAACCTGTACATCCTCATTAGGCTTTACCAACTTAACTCGGTAATACTTATCGCTCTTCTTCTTTGTATCCAATAACACTATACTAGAACTCTTCAAATACTCCTCCTCTATCGGCTCTACCAACACCCACCTATCTATCGCTTCCAAACGGTCGTTGCACAATTTGAGGTAGAAATTAGTAACACTAAACAAATTATAATCCACCTTATAAGGTAACATATAGTAATATTCACCATTAATCTCTATTCGGTTATCAGGATCGCACATACTATGATGAACATAACAAATATCGCCTACCGATATATCCATACTTATCGCTGTCTTTCCCGGACTTAATGAACGAGGTACTTGCACAATTTGACACTTGAAACAAATATTCCTAATCTCATCAGGTATATAATCAGCACGCATAACACTATACAACATATCCTTCATCAACTTTATCTCTTTCCCATCCTTATCCCTTATAACCCAACTATCACTCTCATCACTTATCGCTCTCACCAATACCATATCCCTAGGCACCACTATTCCTGCAATATCCACTATTCCCTGTAATACACTTAAATCCATATTCTCTTACTTTTAGTTTAACATACTCACAAAACTAATCATTATATCCATAACTAACAAAAAAAACTTGTATCCGTACGGTGGAGAAAGTAGACTAACTTGTTGTAAATCAATATTATAAAAATTGTGCGTGTTGCGTTTTTTTAATACCTTTTACCGTACCTTTACTACATCCCAGTAAATACGTTTATACTCACCCGAAATGTTGTATCCGTACGGTGGAGAAAGTAGACTTTTCCATTGATTATCAGTTACTTAAAAAAATTGCAAAAAATTTATTTTCGCTTACTCTTGCATATAACAGCCTTTCATAATACCTTTATACCCGACAATTAAATAAATTATTAATCAAAACTTAAACGCTCTTTAACTTATTTATTTACTCGTGTTAACTGAAATGTACCGCGGATGTTCGTGGTGGGGGTTATGTGGTGGAGTGGAGGGGGTGGAATCCGAATGGGGAAACGCAAATCTGCGACTGGGTAGGGGTCAAAACGAATTTCAAACTGTTTTAACTAACTGATTTTTAATCGTTTACGTTTTGAACAACTACTTTTTTATTGCGCTTTTTTTTACTACCCACGAACGGTGGTGGGGAATTTTTCCCTATATTATACCGCGCGAAATATATAAACGCGCATACGTGCGATATAACGCGCGATTTATAATCGTTTGATAGTTAGGTATAGGCGGAATACTAATAGTTTAACATGTGCCAAATAAATGGGCTTAATTCCTTTTAAGTTTATCTATCTTTATTAACTTATGGGCTTTGATAAGGATGAAACGGGTAAATTTGCAATTAAATACAGTAAATCACATTGCATACAGTTACATAAGCTTTTAACTAAAAAACGCATAAGTAAAACGCATCTTTGTTTTATTCTCTCAGTTTCTGCACCAACTACGGCAACACGTTTAATCAATCAACCTTATTTACTCTCTTTACAACAATTAATTAATCTATCTTTTGCGCTTAATGTTTCTTTATATGATTTAGTTAGGATTATATGTGAGGATTTTAAAAATTGTGCAACGTCCTTTGATTCTGATTTACTTTTATTCGTACCTCCGCATATTAGAGAGTTAACTAAATCTAGTGAGTGGTTTGAGCGTTAAACAAATTGTGCATCAATCTATTTTTTTAGTTCCTATTTTTTTTTGTGATCCTTTACCTGTTTTGCGCTAATTTTTACGCTTTATTCTATCCTTTTAATTTTTTCTTTAAAATAAATGTAAAATTATTTGCTTGATTTACAACACTTTAAACTTTTTATCAAAAAAAACATTTAAAATAATTTGCATTTACAAAACATTTATTCTTATCTTTGTTTCATCAATCAATCAGTAATCAATTAAACGCAAATGTTATGAGCCACGAAAAATTTATAAAACAGTTAAACAAAAGGTTTCCTAATTTAATCGTTTTACCTTCAAATGTATTCAATAAAGATAGCGTTGGCGGTTTATGGTTAAAAAACGCTTCTTGTATTACGTACACTAAAAAGGATTTAAATACTATTTGCGCCATTGATAACGGTTTATTTGTAAACTATAAACTTTACGATATAGACGTTTATAATAAATTTAGTAAATGGTGTAAAAAGCGTGGATACTATTGTAGTACTTCGGAATACACATTAATGGTTTATCCTTTATAAAAATTGTGTATCAATCTAAAAAAAAAATATTAACAACTTAAAAATTAAAGCCATGAAAAATCAAGAAAAATTAACCCAGTCAATTTTAAACAACAAATCTTTATTGAAAAACATTAATAGCCATGTTTATGGAGGTACGGAAGCCGAAAAAATAAACTATTTTATTGACAATGCAAAAAGGTATATTAAAGCCATTAAAGAAGAGAGAATGATTTGTAAAATAGTAAGTGTTTCACAAAGTGGCATGAGCAGAAGGATTTATTTTAGTGAATTTTGTTTTGATAACAAGCAAAAAAGGGGTTTTATATATCAATTCCATGTTTTTTTTCAAACATTAGGGTATAAATCAAATAATAATGGATTTTTAATTAATGGATGTGGAATGGATATGATATTCCATACTAACTACACTATTATTCATGAGCTTTGTAGTTTAGGATTTATAACTAAAGATGAGTGTAGAGTTTTAGCACAAAAAACGCCTAAAAATATTTAAGTAAATTGTGTGATCAACTTGACTAAGCAAGTATAAACAGGCTTTTAGGCTTAGAGCGTTTAAAGGGGTATTTTAGCCCCTTTAAGGTAGCAAAATACAAATTGTGTAACAATCTAAAAATTAAAACTATGGTACGTTATTTTAACATTAAAGGCAATTACGGAGTTGAAACCGTTGACGAAATAAACAGCGCGGAATTTAAAACATTTAAAGAGTTTAAAACTGAATTAAACAGGCTTTTTAAAGAGTATCAAATTTCAGGTTTTAGCGTTTATATTTCGCAAAAAGCGGATAAAAGTTGGAAAAAATAAATAAAGTAACAATCTAAAAATTTAAAACTATGGAATTAATTAATGTAACTATAGGTGACGTAAATCACAAAATTATCAAAGATAAAATTCGTGATAATTATCAAGTTGTATCTCAATTTAAAGATGATATGTGTGTAGAGATTTTTAATTTTGAAACACTTGCAGAGGCTAAAAACCACTTAGATAATGAGGTAAATACTCATATTGAAATGCTTGCAAATTTAGAGGAATATTTAATTTTAGCCTTAGAAAAGGCAGAAATTTTAAACCTAGATATAAGCGAAAATATAAACGAAATTTTAAATAAATTAAAAATTTAGAAACATGAAAAAATATAAATTTACAAAAGGCGTTTTAAATAAGATCACAAACGAATATTATAATTTAACGCTTTTTTCGGGTGAAAATGTAATATACAAAGCAACCATAACAAGTAATGAAGCCTGTAAATTAGTTAATAAACACAATAATATTGTGATTGAATAAACAATGGCAAAACTACTAATGTTACTATTTTTAAACTCAAATAGTTTAAAGATAAAAGGCGAAAAAATCGAAATATTCAAAGATATGGAGCGTGGATATAGTGCAATTTACAAAGGCGAATATTACGAAGGATACACAAAAAAGGATCTAAAAAAACAAATTAAAAATCAATAAAAACAAACAACATGAAATTTAACATTAAACAAATACGTAATGGGATTGAATCAGCATACGGATACGAAAATTTATCTATTGAGGATGCAATTTATGAATTAAGAAAAAATGAAATTGTATCTGATATTTACACTAAAGAAGAGATAATTAGTTTAGTTAATAACATGAAACCAAAACAAATTAAATATTTTGGTACACAATGGATTGAAATAAAATTGCAATGTATATAATAAACTTATGCAAGTGTAAAAAAAAAAGTAGTAACATTTAAAAAACAAACAACATGAAAAATTATAGTTTACAATCATGCGAAAATGCAATAGATAAATATGTTAATGAATTAGGTGGTTATTGTACGCAAATATATGAAGGTACTTTGGGATTAGGATTTTTGATCCTACATGATGCGCCCGGATACAAAAATATATTAATCAAGGAATATTTTATAAATAGTTGGTTAAGTGGGCACAAAGTAACAAAGTATAAAGTTTTACCAAAAAAATATAGGGATTTAATAAACTCAATAGATTAACATTTAAAAAACAAACAACATGAAAAATATAGAAAAATATATAACTAAAAAAACACAAGTTTTTACGGAAAAAGATAAAACAGTTATTTTTATTCCAGAAGGCAGAATTGTATTAAATAAACCTTACAAAAATATAAATAGCAAGTTAGTTTTATCCTCTCAAGGTGAAAATGTTTTTAATGAGGATTTAAAAACCGATATTGAAACCGCTAAAGACATTACAAGTAACATTTTACCGGAACTAGAAAAAATTAAATTAGCCTCTAAATTTTGTGGTAAGGACGATTTACGCCCTATTATGAATAATGTATTTATCAGTAATGGTGATGTAGTGGCTACTGATGCTCATATATTAGTTAAGTATTCAAATTGTGCAAGCTTAATGGATTTTGACAGGCTTTTATTTAATTCAAATATAGTTGGTTTATTAGAGGGCGCAAAAGTGATTAAACAAGCCGATAAATTTATATACATTGAACATAATGATTTTTATGTTATAAGTTTTACTGATAGTGGCAAATATCCTAATTACAATGCTGTAATTGTAAGGAATGATTTAATTAACAAAGCTGTTAACATACAAATTAATGAGGATTTTAAACAAGCTTTAAATTTAACTAATACAGTAACAAATTGCATAAATATTTATGATGATAAAGTAAAATATTACATTGAACAGGAAGCGCAAATAAATGAGTTTGATATTAAACAAATTGATGTTAAATTAAACGACAATTTAACTGTTTTAATGATGCCAATTATGGGCGATACAAAAACGCCAAACAATCAAGATATATCCCTAAATTGTAAAACGCTTAAAAAAATAGTAGATGCTTTTAAATTGAATAGTGTTAATATTAATATTGCTGATGCAAATAAGCCTATGCTTATAACATTTGAACAAGAAAAAACAACAATTAAAAAACCAAAACCAAAAACCATGGAAAAACAAGAAACAAAAAGCGTAGATACTGATATTTTATCAGCTTTAATGCAACAAATTAACGCCTTAACACAACAAGTAGCGGAATTAAAAAACCAACAAATTAGTGCCCCAAAAATAGATAGTGAACCTATTAAAGAGAGTGCAAAAATTGAAGCTAAACAGCCTATTAATACTGAAAAGCCAATTATTAAAGTACAAAAGTATTCGGAAAAAAGCTTAATCGTATATGGTGATACTAAACTTATCAAAGCTGAACTAATGGAATTACACGCGCGTTTTAATCCATTCCTAAAATTAGATGAGGTTAAAACACCTGGCTGGATCGTATCGGTAAAGCATGAGGGAAAAATAAACCAAATTGTGCAAGCATTATAATTTAAACAAGTATTAATATTTAAAAACAAATAGCCATGCAAAAAGTAAACAGATTTAAGAAAAATATAGCTTTACAAGTTATACAAGAAAAGCAACGAATAAACAAACAAATGTTAAGTATTATTGAAGCAGTTAAAAGTGTTGAATACTCAAAATACATTACTCTAGTTGGTAAACAAATAGAGGTTAGAAACTCAATATTTATTTACAGTCAAAATGCTTATAAATATAATAGTGCATACGGTATAACGCATAACCACACGCCTATTGACAATGAGGAAAGACCAATTACAAATTGTATTGAAGTTGACTACTACAATTACTGTATTTTAAACAACAACTTTAAAATTAATATTGGTAGTATTGAAGAGTATCACAAAAAAGGCGTACAGCATTTACTTATACCAAAGTTTAATTCAGGTGCCAATAAGGATTTATATACTAAATTGTGTATTGATATTTTTAACGATGCTGCAAAAGATTTGCAAGCCTTTAGAGTTGAAAAACAAACTTTAGTTGACGATGCTTATATGATCCATTTTGGATTTTATGTTAATCGAGCTTTTTATTAAACAAATTGTGTAACATTTAAAATTTAAAAATCATGAAAAAAATTATTGAAATAAGGGAGCAAGCTATGGAATTAATCGAATACGGTGATTCAAAAGAAAAGGCAGAAGGACGCGGAATGTTAAGAGTATTAAAGGAATGGCAGTCAATTTTAAAACCTGAATATACTAATCATAGCGTTTTTGAAACAAGTGGTGAATATATTGAAGAGGTTTCAGAATTTTCGCTTAAACTAAAAATAATCTTTAAATACTTACCATTTAGTACGGTTAAAGGGTATTACATTACTACTTTTGGTGTAGATTTAAATTTTGAAGATATGTTTTATATTTCGGGTAAATTTAAAGGTGAGGATTGTTCTGCTTTTTTAAAACTGGGTAAATACTTATTAAACATAAATATGCACCCATACAATGAAATGGGAGGTTTTGATAGTGTAGCTTTTGAGGATCAATTTAAAAGATTAGTTAATCAAATTGTGTAACTTTAATAAAAAAACTATGGCAAATTTTGATACAAAACTACAAATAGCTTCCGTTTTAGCATCAGAGGACTACTTAAATGCTATTATTGAAGAAATGGAAAATGTAAAAACAATAGGCGCAAAGCGACAATTTATTTACGAAATTACCTTATACGAATTAATTAAAAACTTTGTAAATCTTAACTAAACATGATAACTGAAAATAGATTATTTAATACAAAATTAATTTCAATCCAAAAGGATTATATTAAAGTAGTAAACTGTATTGTATCCTGTAAAACACGCATCCAGGAGCAAAATGCGGAAAAGCTAAAGGAATTTTTTAAGCGTAAACACATTGACAATCCTTTTTACTCACAATTTAAGTTTTAAGCTATGGTTATATATGCAAGTATGGTAAACATACCACTAGAGGAATTAAAGCGCGTATATACGCCTTTAAATGCGGAATTAACAATAAAGGAAGTGCAGGTGCTTGCACAATTAGTAAAAATCAAAACAAACAAACTATGGGAGCTAATAGAATCAAAAAAAATATCCTTTCAGTAATTAAAACTATATACCTTTATGCTGTATTGGTTATAGTGTGGGTAAAGTGTAAATAGCAAATTGTGTAACCTTAAAAAAATACTTGTGGAAACTTATCAGGAATACAAACAAAAGAAAAGCGAAATTGATGCTACGCTTCAAAAAATAGAAACAATCCTACAATCTTTTCCTAAAACAGAATGGGGGCTGGTCCCGGATGAAGTTAGAAAATCAGATTTTTACATAAAAACTAAAAATGATTGGAATATATACTTTTCGCTTTTGCAATCTATTCATACAATCGGAATGAAAAAGTTTAAAAAGGAAATTCAAAAAGAAATACAGGACAAAAGAGATGTGGCAACAAAAAAATATATGCTTGATAAATTAACGCCACACAATTAAAATTAAACAAAATGAAAAATCACGAAGGTTTTATTAGAGGATACCATAGAAACAGTAAGGCTTGGTATGCAAAATACGTAAAGAAAAATAATATAGAAGTGGGATTCGGGATGTATAATTCTGATGGTGGAACTTCTGGAGAAATGGTTATGGAGTGGGTGGAATTAAATGGGAGATTATGCGCAAGGCTTAAATGTTTTCAGGATGGGTGGTCTTCTTTATCATCTTTTACCGACTTAATTCAGAAAATGGGAGAAGTTGATAGCGAATTAATACAAGAAGAAGATTTTTGTAAAATACTTAACGAATGTGGTTTTACTGACTTAACTGCATATACAAATATACGCTTTTAAAATTAACGCCACACAATTAGAAAATGGAAACTTACTTAGACTATCTATTGCAAAAAGAAAAACAAGAAAAAATATTAAGTAGGTTGAGAATAGAAAAAGAACAATACATTAACGCTCCTAAATACGTTCGTAATTCAAACGATTATCTTGCGTTTATGATAGAATACCAAAAGGTTTTTTTTAAGCTTGCACAATTAAAAAAAATAGCAAAGAAAAAGTTTAAGGAATACAATGAAGAAGATTAGAAATGCGCCAGGGTAATACTTGGCGTTTTTTTTTGTATTTATTTTCAAGTATGATTTGTTTATACGTTTTATATGTTTATTTTTACTTAAACTTTTAAAATAATACGTTATGAACAAAATTAAAAACACAACAATTTACCTTGATCCTGAAATCAAGAAAAAAGCAAAACAAAAAGCCAAAGAAATGTTGGGTAAAGAAAACCTAAGTGCATTTATTACTTACCTTATAAATAAAATATAATGGAAAAGAAACAATTTGAACAAATAGTAAAAGGTATTATAGAAGAATCTTTTATAACCTTAGTAAAATCAAAAAGATTAAAATTAAATAAAGTATTAACAATTATAAATTTACAGGAAATATACCTTATAAATCATGATTACTTAGATATTGTCTGTAAACTTTACATAGACGATGCCGATTTTGAATCAGATAATGATTATAAAGAGGTGGTTGAAAAAAGAAATGAATTGTTACAGAAAATATCTGAAAAAATAAAAATACCGAAAAGATTTAACCAATTAAGCGATAATGAAAAACAGGTAAAAGATGATTTAAATGAATCTTGTGAAAAAATAGTGAATTTATCTGACTTTTTAAAAGAAATTATAGATGACGCAAATAAATCGGATGCAAATAATTTTGTGTTTCATAAGTTTCTTGATAGATTAAATTTAGAAATTAAACTTGTTTTAACTATGAACTATGCTTACAATGATAATTTTTCTGAAAATTCATTATCGCATTTTAAAAATATAGCTCATAAAATCTTAGATTTACAAGAAGAAATAAACAAATTAACAGAATAATATATCACACAAAAAAAAAGGGAGGTTTTATCCTCCCTTTTAGCTTTTAAACAAACAAAAAAACAACCTCAAAATATATGGAAAAACACTATGAGCTTAAAAGAATTGGGGGTAAATAACTTTAGTTAAACACCCCCAATAATTAATCTACTTTGCGAATAGAGATTACAAATTTATAGCTTTTTTTTAAACCTACAAATTATTTAGGATAAAAATTTCATTAAAAGCAAATTATTTTTTATATTTGTAATCTAAAATTAATCACTTTGCTTCAATGAACAACACAAAACTAAAAATAAAAGTTTTCCCTGCACTGTACGAAGTCTTACTACAAAAAGACTTGGATACTGCATATCTTTTTTTTGGTGTTTGGAAAAAAGTTCATTCAACAATGTTTGATTATAAATCAGAACTGGGAGTAGCTAAAATGACTGCAATAATGGGTTGTAGTAATTCAACTACTCGTAGGATGATTAAACAACTTTTCGCTTTAGGCTGGGTTACAGAAGAGTTAGGAAATGCAAATCACCTTAGATTTGTATCTAACAAAACGCTTCTTGCACAATTTGGACTAAGCGAAAAACAAAGCGCATTTAATGTTCCTTATGTTGGAAAACAAACAAGGGATATTATGAGCCTATCCGTTTTAATCCTAAACCTTGCAAGGCAGGATTTCACAATTACCGAAAAACTAAATCGTAATATCGGCAAATTTCTAGCGAAAATTTATGCAGCAAACAAATCCGCTTGTGCGGATGCTGTACAAAATGAGCGTGGTATGAAACAGTTTTTCCTTAATTTTGACATCACTATCACAAGGGCAGGTATCGCCAAAGCTATTAACCGTTTATCTATAAGTTCAGGTCTAAACCTGTTGAATAGATTATCGAAAATGGGACTTGTTGAGTCCGATGTAAATAGAATTGCAAAGTTATCTGATAAGGCAAACGGACACTACAAAAACACCTATGATAAATCAGCTTACGTAAACAGTAAAGGCGAACTTTGGATGCAGTTACCTAATAAGGTTAAATTCAATGATATTCGCTCTGTTGATAGTTTACTAAGGGAATTATCTTCCGGCTTAAAAAAACAAGCTAATGTGTGTTTTAAATATAACGCTTCTTATCAAGAGAATATGTTAGAATTATTTGCTAACGTTGATCAAAGAAAAAGTGTTTATTTAGAATATTCAGAAAAAGATTTTAATTTAAGTAAAACTAAGAAAGGTTTAGAGATTATTAAAAAGGATAATCCTTTATATCATGTTTACTTAAATAAAAGTATGCTTAATCATAATTAAAGAAAAGATTTAAGTCTTTATTTAATTAAGCTTTATAGGTTCGCTAAAGTAGTTACAGTTTCTGACAACAAAACAAGAAGGTTTGCAAATAGCTTACCTAAATTTTTTTTTGTATATACCCAAGAAAAAAAAAGAAGTATAAGCAACCAGAGAAAAAAGCGTAAATAGATAAAATCTATATTGATGCACAATTCCAATAGAAAATTAATATAAAATAAATGTTTTGAAAAAAGAAAAGAAATATTATCTTTGAAAAAAGATTTAAAGAAAGTATATGGAACTAGAACACATTAAAGCAAATGGCGTTTATTACAGACCACAAAAAGCAGGCGTTAAGGATAAATATAAAAAATTTGGAAATTATCCAGTTTGCACAATTAAGAAACTATGGTTTGGATTTTGGCAAATAGATTATTACTGTGAGGTTACAGCATGGAAAAAAGGGTATGTACAGGATGGAGAGGAAAATTATCCAAATAAACGTATTATTTTAAGCCCTTTACATATTCAAGAAATAAGTTATAAGTTATGAAAAAGTTAATTTATATTTTATTCCTCCCCCTTCTATCCTTTGCCCCACCAAACAAGGTGGAAATAAGGCAAGAGTTTGATTATTCCGAACACATAAGGCAAAAATTAAACTGCATTTTGGAAATTGAGGATGGTAGCAACTATTGGGATGCAAAAAATAAGATTGAAAGCAAAGAATTATTAATTATTAAATATTTAGAGAGATGAAAATAGAAAATTACGA